GAGACTCCAAGATCGACAAAAACGAGCAGTTCAAACAGATCACCGGAATCTGGACGGTGTGAAAATAAACTTGCGCCAAACAACTGAGCGTCCATGTTTATGACGTTATGACTCAACTCACCAAGCGCGAACGCGAGATTCTAAATCTCGTGTGCCAAGGCTTGAGGTACAAGGAAGTTGCTGACAGGCTTGGGTTGAGCCAATACACCGTAGCTGCCCACATGCAAAACATGCTCGTGAAAACGAACACGCACTCGGCGGCAAACCTTGTTTCAAAACTGAGCGGATGGGGGCCGAAGTGACAAACCAAGAGATAAACGAGCGGGTGGCGAAGCTGTGCGGGTGGGTGGCAAGCGTTGAAACAATCGAGCACAACATTGGATACCAATGGACTGAAAACAGGAAGGTTTGGTCATTTCCGGGACGTGGAAGACATTTGCGACCTACCAACTACGCCGAGTCACTGGACGCGTGCCGGTCGTTCGAGCGCACACTCGACACAACTGAATCAACCGAGTACGCGGTTCATTTGCGGCGCATTGTCACGCGGAACACCACAGACGCAGACAAGCACCCGGACACTGGATACGTCCCTGACGGGAGATATTATTGCGCTGCGCCAATTGAACGCTGCGAAGCGTTCCTCCGACTGAAAGGGCAATGGGAATGACATACACACTCACACAAAAGAACCGCTGGAACAGGTTCCGACGCAACAATCCAAAGCTCGGCTCCGATTTTCAACGCGCATCTGATTACCCAATCACGCTTCACGAGATGTGGGTTTCACTTGGAGTGCGATCAAAATACCGCTGGACACTGGTTCACGGATGAACACTTTAGCCACCCAGAAGGACGTGACGCGGTTGGTTTTTCTGTTTTTTACAACCGAACGTTTGGAAATCCTGGATCACGAAGCTGCCGCGCATACGGTGCTTAATCGTGACTGGGTGGCGATTTTATGGACATACTCACACCGGATCACCTGCAAGCAAACACGCCAATGCGCGAGCTGAACGTGGAGATCCGCAACAAGACGGGGCAGACGTGGCGCTCGATTGCCACATGGAAGATTTCACGGTCGTCGTTCAATCAGCTGCGCGGGCCGTGGAAAGAACTGAACGAGTTTAGGATAAACAAGGAGACACAATGAACCCCATCTGCAAAATCTGGGCGCACAAGTATAACGACGTTGACGAGATCATTTGTTGCGGAAACGGAAAGTGTCAGCGGTGTGGATTCGTTCTGGATCTTTGGGATGGCGAACCGATCAATGACGGCTCCATGAACTTGGCCGGAAAGCTCTGGCGCAAGTGGAGCCGAATCAAAGACTGGTTCTACCGAAAAACCCGATACTTCCAGAAATGCCACGACTGCGGTATGCGTTGGGGTAATCACACGCCAGAATGCCCTCCGTTTTGATATGAGAACACCACTGACAATTGCGCTGATTTTAACCCTTGCCGGATGTGATAGTGGCGGATCGTATTCGCAACCCAGTTACAAATCGACGGTTACGGTTGATTCGGTCCATTACTCCGAAAAAGAGAAAAGCTCCACAACAATGTTCATGTCCGTTGGTGGCGCATCGGCTGGAGCGGCGTCAATAGGCCGACCAGATGGCGTTTACTTTCCAATGGAGATGGATTTTGTGAAGCCTCAGAAATTGACCGTTGCCATGCGCTGCAAAACGCACGGGTGGTTTGAGCTTGTGGTTGAGGGTGATTCAGCTGATTCATTGCGAGAAAAAGTGTCAGTCGGATCTGCGTATTCAACAACATGCACTCCGTACCAGAAATTTGGATGGGGAACTCAAATTCGACATGATGTATCGTTTGGCCCATGAAACTGTCGCCAGACAACCATCCTGGATTCAAATCGCAATTCACCGCCACGAAGGTTGGCCGTCGCAACTGGGTCGTCGCGCAAGACCTTGTGTATGTCGCCGATCTTCCCGGTGTCAACCTGACCATTTCCGTGCCAGTCGGATTCAAAACCGACCTCGCCTCAATCCCGCGCCCACTCTGGTTCATCGTTCCTCCAGATGGCTCCTACACTCCCGCCGCTGTCGTGCATGACTACCTGTACCGCACGGGGCTCGCAGATCGCGCTACAGCCGACCGGATCTTCATTGAGGCCATGAAACACTGCGGCACTTGGAAAATCGTTCGTTGGGCCATTTACGCCACCGTGCGAGCGTTTGGTTGGATGTTCTTCAAAGGCCGGAAATAAACTTGCCACCAGTCACCACCTCATAAACATTCAGAGCCATGACACAAGTTGATATGGTCCGCGAATTCATGCGGATGTACGAGCAGGATACCCCCGAGAAGCAGACGATGCTGAACGGAGAAAAGCGAAAGTTTCGGCACGATCTCACGCATGAGGAGAACATCGAATTCCGCGACGCTGAAACGCTCAAGGACTTGTTTGATGGAATCCTCGACAAGCTATACGTCACGTTCGGAGATGCCGTTGCCGCCGGGTTCACCGCCGAGGATGTGTCCCGTGGATTCGCCCGCGTGCATCAGAGCAACATGTCGAAGCTCTGGACCGAGGAAGAGGTCAAGTGTGGCATTCCATGCGGAGCCACATGTACCGAGATCAACTCGCTTAACAGCAAGCGGTTCCTGGTGAAACGCGCTGACGGCAAGGTCATCAAATCAGCATCCTACTCACCCGTCCGATTCGACGGCATCATTCAATGACAATCACCATCAAGTCCACGTCCAAGGAGGCGCTTCTGGAAGCAGGGGTGCCGCGTGCGAAGATTCGCTTGGTCGATCTTGTCTACATGGCGGACTTCGAGACGAGCAACGCTAAGGAGGTCGTCGAGATTCTGAAAAGGGGGAGGAAGTAACATGAAAGCATTCGCAATCACCGCAGACACAAAAACGACTGGCGAGATCCACGAGATCGAAGGTCAGATTCACGAGGGGTACAACGAGGTGTTCATGGTCAAGCGTGATGGGGAGCTGAACCAATACTACTTAACTCGGGACAGGTTGGACATCTTCCCTGATGGTCAATCGCAGTCGATCAACGGATACTGGTTCACAACTCGCGAGGACGCCATTTCCGCCGCCAAGCACATGATCCAGCACGAGATCAAGGAACACAGCTACCAGATCAAGCTGCTGAGAGGGGTGAAGTTCAAATGAGCGCGACCCCGAGAACAGATGAGTGGTTTGATGACAGAAATTGGGACCCTTCTCGGGCTGTTGAATTTGCGCGGCAGCTAGAGGTTGAACTCAACGCCATGACCGAGGAGCGCGACGAACTCCGAGAAGAGGTGAACTCACTCAAGGAGTCAATCCGCGACCAAGAGCATCACATAATGGAGCTTGAACGATTGCGCCGGTACTCTCCAGGGCCTCACATGGGGCAGGATTAGGCCCTGCAAACGATCCAAAAGCAAAAGCGCCACTCAGTTAAGGTGGCGCTCTTTTTGTGTCGGCGTTGGTCAGGCCATCACAGCCTTGAGAACAACCAGCTTGCCGTCGATGATGCGACACAGGTTACCGATGGATCGAACGTCTTGGCACTCCCAGTCATTGTACCAGTCCAAGTGGTCTTTACAGGCGGTCATTTCGGTGTGGTACGGCCATAAGTGGTCCAATCGCACAGCGGGGTTCTCACAGACGTAGCACTGGATAACGGTTCGCTTGTAACGCCTCGCATCAAACGCCGTCACTCGCTCCCAGTGGTCCTTTGTTTCAACAAAAACGCGACCGTCCCCAGCGGCGTATGGAGCGGAGATGTGAATGTTTCCGATAAACCCACTGTTGCCAGTGAGTCCTCGTTTTGTCAGTGTGTTTTTCATGGCGACTACAATTCCTGCGGGCGGTCAGGTTCCTTACGATGAGCCAGTACGGCTTCCACCAGCCAATCCAGCGGAGGAGGCCGAACTGAATCAAATTCTGATCGCAAACCATTGGCATCAGTGGCATTACACAGGGCGATACCTGTATTCGAGGAACCCCAATGGAACGGAGAAAACTGCCCAAATCTCGGGGATCGACATAGGCATGTTGAACGCTCGCAGAAAGGGCATACTCGGCTCATGGCCAATGCCTGGCGAATACGGAGTTGGAGCGTGGCCATACGGTTTGCCAGCGAATGCGGTGGCTGTTCAGCAATACCCCACCTAAACGTCACGGGTGACTCGGAAGTACTTCTCCCCAGAAACCATGTTGTGACATGTTTTGACTGAGAACTTCTTAGGTGCGTTCCATTTGTTTGCCTGAGCGACGGCGTTTCCAGCCTGCGTCACTCCCTTGATTTGGAATGAGCCCCCTACTTTTAGGGTTCTCCATGGGTATTTTGGTGGTCGTGCCATTATGGTTTATGTACTCCACCGTTTGCCGCAGTCAAATATGACTTCGTGCCCAAGAGGTAGTCCGCCGAGATTCCAAGTCCGTTGCAGATCGCTACGACGGAGTTGGTGCTGATGGGCGAGCCATTGCACCATGCCGACATTTGCTTCCCGGTACATCCGCAGTGAGCCGCAGCCTGCCGCCTGTTGATGCCAAGTCGATCAAGCGTTTCCCGCAGGCGCACATCGACGCCATGAACGTTTGACGGCATCATGCGACCCTCCGAATCTCCCAGCGTCCCTTGGTGGTTTTGGTACTGAAACGCATAGGTCTGTACTTCCTGTTGGCAATGACGGTCAGCTTGAGCATGGTAGACTTTGAAACGTCTCGGCTGGGGGTGAAATGGTCGCCAACACTCATGTCCATCCAAGGGTACATAGGGCGATACTTGATTGGGATTTCCATGGGTCAGTTCCTTGATGGGTCGCAGTCGTCGAAGTGTTGCACATGCTCGTCCAACTGCTCCAGCATGTCGTTGGTCATCTCCTCAATGTCCACCTTGCAGATGCGGTGGTAGTTGAAAATGAGACCAGCAATCGCCTGAAGCACGTCGTAGTGGTTGACCTCGACCTCAGCCTGGATCGTGTCCAAGAACCCCGAAAGCATGCGTTGGTACGGGTCGTCTTTGTTCAAGTGGTACGTGGTTTTGAAAGTGCTCAATGCGATTACGATGCCGCGCTTTATGAACACGTCAAATCTGAATCTCAGGAATCTTCTGGTTGACGGGGGCTCGGTTGACGTTTAGGGGTTGTGCGCCGATGCAAGTCGGTGAGCCGTGGAAAGCTCGAAAGTGGCAACGCATGTTCAATCGTTTTGAAATCGCAGGGCAGTCGATAGCGTGCAGCATTTGCTGCGTGGGTGGCGTTGCATCCAATTTCCAACCGCTGTCGACTGCCCTGCTGTTTTACACACAGCATGTTCTATTCAGCCTCCACAAGTCTCCCTGAAGTATTGCACGACGAAAGGTTAAACATATGCGACATGGGCACTTATTACCTGCTCGTTGAGCACGCGATTGGCCGAGAGTTCTCAATGGAGAAATTTGAGTCGTTTGTTTCCATATACGACGATGCGCATCAGGACAGAATCCGCGTGTCGCTTGGTCGATTGATTGGAACTGGTCACATTGAGATCAAGGGGGAGCAATGAAATCCACAGAAAGGGCGTTCAAGGGTGTTTGGATTCCGGCTGAAATCTGGAATTCGACGGAGCTTTTGTGGACAGAGAAGTGCCTAATTGCCGAGATTGACTCGCTTGACAACGGGGATGGGTGCTGGGCGAGCAACGATTACTTGGCCGAAAAGATGCAAACAACCAAGGGGAACATCGCCAATACCATATCCAAATTGAGGGGTCTTGGACTGATTGAAACCGTCAAATCGGATGGAAGAAACAGGTGGTTGAAGGTGCGGTATTCCACCCAATCCGACTTAACTCAGACTTCACCCACAGGTGAACCCAGCATTCACCCACAGGTTATCGTGACTTCACCCACAGGTGATCGAAACGACTCCTGCTATATAGATGGAGAAAAAACAAGAGGTTGCGGCAGCGGAGAAAATCCTTCTGTCGAAGGTTCGGTGGACGGTTCACCTGATAAACCCAAACCACTGGCCCGTGAAAGGAACAAGTTGTTGGACGCTTTGGTGTCAGTTGACGGTTCAGACCCGTTCCAATCCACTGGCCCAGCGTTCAAGTCCGCAGCGGTTGCGCTGAAGGCAATCAAGGCGGTATCCCCAGACGTAACCCCAGAGGAGATCAAGCGGCGAGCGAAGAACTACAGGGTCAACTACAAGGATTGGTCGCTCACTGCGAACTCCATCGCCAAGTATTGGGGTGGTTGCGACAGGGTGAACACCGTGAAACCCAAAGGCCCAAACCTGTAACATGACGCGAGACGAGTTTATCAGCGCCAACCCAATCGAAAGCGTCCTTGAAAGGCTTGGAACGCAACTGTCCGGTAACGGGGCTCAAAAGAAAGCCAAGTGCCCATTCCACCAAGACAAGAACGCCAGCTTGTCGGTGAATGTGGTAACTGGAACATGGCATTGCCATGCCGGTTGCGGTGGTGGGAGCGTCATTGATCTGATCGCAAAACACGAGAATACCGACGCTGTGACGATTTTGAAGAGGGAGACTACCAAGCGGGACAGGCCCGCAATTGAGCAGAAAGGCACCAAGGAGGCGTCCAAACAGGACAAGATATACCAGTACCGCGACGAGAGGGGGAACGATGTCTACCAAGTCGTCAGGATGATTCCGAAATCATTCCGCCAACGGCACCTTGTAAACGACACTTGGGTCTGGAAGATGGACGGTGTTACTCGGGTGCTCTACCGCCTACCTGAAATTCTGGCCGCAGAAGAGGTTTGGATCGTTGAGGGCGAGAAGGACGCCGACAACCTTGCGAAGCTTGGATTTCAGGCGACGTGCAACACTGGTGGGGCTGGTAAATGGATGTCGGCGTACACGGAAAGCTTGGAGGGCAAGAAGATTGTCCTGTGCGGCGACAACGATGATCCCGGCAGGAAGCACATGAACGACGTGTTCGAGTCGTTATCTGGGAAAGCTTCCGAAGTCCGAACAGTGAAGATGCCAACCGGCATTAAGGACGTGTCCGACTTCATCGCCATGAACGACGATGCGAAGGCGAAGCTTCAGGCAATGCGAGACTCTGCGTCGTGCTTCATCAAGGGAGTTGATCTTCCACTGAAGAAGTTCTGGGAATTGGAAAACTCCTACGTTGAAAGTTGCAAATCCATCGGGAACAGCGGCTACAAGTTTGGTTCGTGGCTTCCGGGGTTTTCGAGCATCCGCCCACTGATCCCCGGGGAGCTGGCCATGATTATCGGCGGAACCGGGGTTGGGAAGACGGCAATCCTGTCCAATATCGCGAACAGCGCCAGGAACATGCGGACCATTTTCTTTGAGCTGGAGCTTCCAGAGGAGTTGATGTTTGAGCGATTGGCTGCAATGCGGTCGAAAATGCAATGCAGCGTGATTGAGCAATGCTACGCTTCCGGTGAAAAGCTTGGGCAAGAGGTTTGCGACAAGCACTTCCCAAACCTCTACATTTGCACAAAGCCGCGCCTGTCCGTTAAGCAGTTGCAGAAGTACATCGAGCTTTCCGAGTTGAAGATTGGCGAAAAGCCACAGCTCATTCTTCTCGACTATGTAGGTCTGATTGGTGGAGATGGAGGCGACAAGTACGAAAAGGTGAGCAACATTGCAGAGGATCTAAAGGTCATGGCCAAGGAAACTGGGACCATTGTAATCGCATCATCCCAGATCAAACGAAAAGACCCAGAGAACCCAGAGGTGACGCTTTACGACGCCAAGGATTCTGGTTCAATCGAGAATTCGTGCGGGCTTATGATTGGCGCGTGGAAGAACGCCGAGAACCGGGAGCTGATGCACTTGAAGGTGCTGAAGAATACCAAGGGGACGCCTGGGCTTGAGGTGGTCTGCAAGTACGACGCGCCGGTCATGTCCATAACGCAGGTATCTGTCATGGGCGACGAGTGAAGAATTATGACAAATTCTTTTGACTTGGGTTCTCGGATCGTCATATTCGTCACGTCCGCACCAAACGCGGGCACGGGTAAGCAACCCTGACAGGCGGCGAAAGGGCCGCACCAGTTTTTCGCATCGAATGCGTGTGGAACTACATGGTTTTGAAGTTTCACTCAACTTTGTCGGTGCGGATACGATGCTGTTGGTGTAACGGTCAGCACGCGAGTAGCCTCAACGACCATGGAAGCAGGGGTGAAACGAGAGTGGGTTCGATTCCCGCACAGCATCGCCAGATTTAACAGGTATCAGAAATGAACCAAAACACTGAACGCGGTCATGAACGTAGAAGTGATGGTCGTGCGTCCCGCAGAGCCCGAGGACGACGGTGAATACAAATCGGGTAATTAGAACAACCGCTCACGTACCTGTTAAACCATTTCCGGTAGGCTTGCCAGATTGCGCTGGCGGCGGGGCTAGCAAACCTTGAGATACAGCAGCCGCACTCAAGACGGCGGGTGAAAATCCCGAACTACCAACCACTGTCCGAACAAAACAAAATGAACATCATCAAACGAATCGGAGTCGCGTTCGACTTGGTTGTCTTTGGCAACCTGAGCACTGGACAAGCAAAAGACCTCATTCCGCTTATCAAAAGCGCGTGGCCTGGAATTCCACCATTCAGCAATCCTGAGCATTGGGAAGAACTCCAACGCCGCTCTCAAAAACTGGCGTACATTGAGGGTTGCGGCTACGACTTAAAGCAGCCCGCAAACCCGTTGCTTCAAGCGCCCGTTAAGCCGCTTCCAGAGCCCGACGAAGCCCCAGTCCGACGTGATGGCCAAGATCGGTGGAAGCATGGAGTTGTTGAGGATGCCGTTCTCCGAAGCATCGACCGCCTCCAAAAGAAGAGATTCATCAGCGGTGACGTGTGGGCTGAGTACGTTCGCGCCAAGGAGCCAATGACGACACGGGAAACCGTGCTTGCCTGCGTGTCGATCATGGCCCGTCGTGGTTTGATCCAACAGTGCAACCCGCCGCGAAAGATCGGCAACAGCTTCGTGTACGAGAAGCAATGACCATCACGATTGTAGCGCCCGCGTGTGCGTTCAGCGGGTTTGGAAGGACCGCCATTGAGCTGTTCAGCCGACTCTCTGAACGCGGTCACACATGCAAGTTCAAGCCGGTGACGGTTGAGGAAATGCTGGACGGTCGCAAGATCGACTTCCCGCAGGTCATCAAGGATGCGTTTGTCACCAAGGTTGAAGGCATTGAACTCGTGCACACGCCACTCTTATGGAAGCACCTGCCTCAAACCGACAGCGCGACAATCTTCACCATGTACGAGTCCACGCGAATTCCAAAACAGTATGTGGACATCCTGAACATGTACACAAAAGTGGCGACTCCAACCGACTGGAACAGTGAGGTGTTTCGAGATAGCGGAGTCACAGGCAAGCGTTATACGGTTCACCTCGGCCACGACTGGTCAACGTTCCCAATGGCCGCTCGCAAGTCCAAGTCATCTTTGTGTACGTTCGGCGCTGCGGCGTGGTTGAAACCGAGTCAGCGTCGCAAGAACTTTGGCGCATTGATGACCGCATGGCGTGCTGCATTCCCTGGGATCAAGGATGTTCGCCTACATCTGAAGGCGCTTCATGGCGACACACTTCCAAGCTTCAACGATGACCGCATCATTGTTGAAAAGTCGTTCATGCAACCGTACCAGCTTGCGGATTGGTACAGCAGCTTATCCGCATTTGTTTCAACGTCTCTTTGTGAGGGTTGGAACCTAATGGCGCATGAGGCAATGGCGTGTGGAGTGCCTGTGATTTCTCACTTGGGAGGGGCGCACGCTGAAATCTTAGACAAGAAGTGGAGCTTTCCGTGCTGGGCCAAGATGGTTCCTCACTCTCCAAAAGACGTTGATTTTGGGTTCGACTGGTCCATCGACATAGACGATCTTGTTGACGCAATGAGGTTTGTCCACCAAGACGCAGCGGAGGCGAAGATTCGCGGAAAGATCGCCCAAGAACGTTCCCTCATGTTTACGTGGGAAAAGACAATCGACCGTATCGAGGAGGTCTTAAATGCCTAGCTTTCAACATGCCGGGGATGCTGGCGACATCATCTACTCGCTGCCTGTTGTGCGATACATGGGCGGAGGGGACTTCTACCTACAGCCAGCAAACTTCACCCGCGTCAAGATGGTTCCAGAGCGCGTTGGGATGTTCAAGCGGCTCTTGGAAGCGCAGATGTACATCAGTGAAGTGAAGTTCCATTACGGGCGCTCGACATCGGTTGACCTGAACTTCTTCAGGACACGCATGACTGAACACTTGTGGGACGAAACGCTCGCCGAGATGCACTGCCGAGCATTCGATGTCCCTGAGTTTGTTCTGGACAGTCCGTGGATCAGAGTTGAGCCGAGGCATGAGGCCGATGTGATTATCAACCTGACGCCGCGCTACCGGAACAAGGAGTTCCCTTGGAAAAAGGTATATCAAAAGTACGGCAGTCGCGCAGCGTTCGTTGGATCAAAAGACGAGCACGCCCAATTTGTGACGCATTACGGGCCGATCCCACACTGCGACACGAAGGATTTGATGGATGTGGCGATGGTCATCAAGGGTTCCAAGCTGTTCATTGGAAACCAGAGCTGCCCGCTTGCAATCGCGCACGCCATGCACCACCCAACGTTTTGCGAATATAGCCGTAACGCTTGCAATGGAATGGTGCGTAAGATCAACTGCACAGGAACGGCTGGGAAGAATGTGGAGTTACCAGATGTTATTTGAAGCAACACTTGGCGGTCGTTCAGCAATCATCAGCGACCACGAAGACTCTTGCGTCGCCAAAAACATTCAACACGACATAGATCGCGGGAAGTTCAACTTCAAGAATTATGACAAAAGAGTCGCTTTCATTGATATTGGAGCATGTCTTGGAATGGTGTCCATGCACGTATCAAGGAGATCGAGATCAACGTCAATCATCGCGATTGAACCACACCCGGAAAACTATGAGCACATGCTGATGAACCTGCATGACAACAACGAGTACGCGCTGACGCTTCCGTTTGCAATTGGACCAGAGTTTGGAAGGTCTACGATTGTCAGAAACAGCTCAAACACTGGAGGCGCAACAATGAACTCAAGGTTCTGCTCGAATCAAGACAATCACCACCCGCAGTCAACTGTCGTCGTTGTCCCTCTAAACTTCATCTTTGAAGAGTTTGTTCCAGAACGCGAAGATGCCATTGTAAAGATGGATATAGAGGGGTCTGAGCATACGGCGTTCGACACTTTTAAATACTGGGACAGGATCGTTTGTCTTCATTTGGAATGCCATATGAACGACAATCTCAGGAGTAAGGGATACAATAGCGACAGGCTGTTGAACTTTGTGACGAGCAAGTTTTCTGGAGAACTTCACTTCAGTGCGATAGAAATGGGAGAATGAACATGAGCGATCATCCATTCCACAAAATAGACACCGGAAAGGTGGACTCCAATGGAAATCCAATCAAATGCGGGGACAGGATTTTGTACTACGAGCGGATTCCAGGATACGTGCTCGTGTCTGCCCAAGACGCTTTCGGAAGGGTTGTTAAAATCGACCCAAACGATCAGATTGTGATCCAGTCAAAGGAGAGAAATTCGACTGGAACGGTTGCATACAACCCCGATTCCGCTGGCTTTTGTGTTGAGTTTGACGATCACGCGGTTTCGTGGGGTGGAAAGTGTGAAAACTTGGCGGCGCTTTGCGAAAAACACCAATGGAACGAGACGAAAATCACGGTCATAGGATAACAATGAGCGAGACATCACTTTGTAGACACATCACGGTTCCTTTTTGCCAAGGCAACGGTTGCGACGTTGGATCAGGCGGCGACCCGGTTGTCCCTTGGGCAATCCAGATTGACCTTCCTGACGAAGCGTTCAAGCAATACGGACACGCCCACGAGGAAACAAGACCGATCCAATATCGAGGAGATGCGCGCAATTTACCATTCAAGGATGGTACGATGGCGTGGATTTTCAGTTCCCATTTAATAGAGGATTTCGACGACTGGCCTGTAGTTCTTGAGGAATTCTGTCGCGTTCTGAAACCCGATGGTCATCTCATCATCATGGTTCCAGACAAGAAGCTGTTTCGAGCCGCTGTTGCCGGTGGACAGAACGACAACGCATCGCACCGTCACGAGTTCTACGTCGGAGAGCTTACCGAGTGGGCGAGGTTGCGTGGTGGATTTGAGGTCATCTTCGACCAATTAACACTTGTCCGAGGCCCCAAGGACTACAACATTCTGTTCGTCGCAAAAAAAAAGTGAAACCCATCGTTGTTATCCCCGCATTCGACAGAACGGAGCTGTTCGCGGAATGCCTCAACCGCCTAGAAAAGAACGACTACGACTTCGACGTTCTTATTGCACCGGACAAGTCCATTACGCGGGACGCTGTTGAAATCGACAGAATCATACGCGAGTCCAAGCTGAAGATCAAAACGCTCCCGAGGCCACCGCTTCGACTTGGTGCAGACAAAAACACCATCAACTCCGTGAACGCTGCGGCGGACATGGGTTACAGCCACATCATTTGCCTTGGCTCTGACATCCTGGTTTCCGAGAACTTCATCCACGACTTGATGGCTCTTTCGGTCAAGTTCGATGCGTTTGCGGCGATACCAACCACCGGCAGGCATTCACTCGAAACCAAGCTGGAACACGTCAACTCACTGGTTCACGGAGCGAACACTGGTCAGAACTTCTGTTGCCCAGTCCACATTTGGCGCAACATCAGCCCCCTTGTCACCGCGATCTCCGACCGCTTCTACAAGATCAAGTACGACGCCCACGAGCATTGGTGTCAGAGGCTTGTGATGCGCGTTTTGCTGGACGCGGCTCGCAAGATTGAAACCCCGTTCACCAAGCCAATGCTGGACCACATGGACGCAAACGAGATCGGCACATCAGAGGATGGTCTGATTACCACCGTTCTTGCCATGTACGGAATCCCAATGGTTTCCTACGCCATCAACCGCGCATCCCACCCATCAGACACTGGCGTGAACACAACGCGTGAGCATTACGAGCAGCACTACGCTGGCGTTATGATTGACGCGCTACCAAAGGCCGACTCATCCAAGTTCAAGTTCATATGAAAAGAATCTCAATCGCCATAACGGCTTACGATAGGGTTGACTTGCTGAAGCAGTGCCTCATGCATTTATCAAGGAACGACCAACGCCTCTTTCGAGTGCTTGTGTTCCCTGATTTAGTCGATGAACCAACGGATCTCGCTATTCGCTCGGCGTGCAGTTCCGTTTCCGCTGAAACAGGGGCGGAAATATACCTTATCTCTAGCCCGGAAAAACGCCTTCATTGTTGCCGCAATGTTCTGAGGTCAGTCTTGGTCACTTCGAGTCTGAATCCAGAGTACATCATCAAGCTGGACAGCGACATCATCGTCACAAAAGATTTCGTTAAAGTGATGTTTGAGCTTTCCCAATCCATCGACGGAGGGTTGGCTACTTCGTCGATAATTTGCCACATGTCAAAAGAGGAGAAGCGGGCCAAGGCAAGCGAGGTGGTGGACACATCCCTATCTGGATCAAACTTTTGCGTGTCGAATAAGTGGTGGCGCGAGATCGAGGAAACCGCACGCCCTCTCGTAATCCGAAGACACAGCAACCGTGAGGCTCTCTGGCCAGAATTGCAGTCAATTGCCGCAAGCTCAAACCCAACACAACCGGGCGCGATAGCTGGCAAGGAGTACTTCTTCAAAGAAGACCACAACATTGGGTCTGACGCCATCATCGTGCTTGGCGCTGCGGTTTGCGACTGCCCAATTTCGTCGCTGGTTGTAAACCGAGCCACACACCCGTCTCCAACAGGAGTCCACACAACCGCTGAATTCCATGCGAGCAATTACGCCAACACGTTTTTGGATGAAATCGAAGGCGACGACACAAGAGTTCACTTCACGAGGAAATGAAACTAACCATCATCACCTGCGACCGACCGGAAACGTACATTCACAAGACGCTTAAAAGCCTGCGAGGACAGGGTGTGAACACTCACATCGTCGCGCAGGTTGAAAAAGGTGCGCTCACTCCAGACTTCGGTGATTTCGGATGCACGCAAGCAATTGTTCACCCGGTTTCCGACAACCCGCGCAGGAACGCCGCAACGAACTTCATGATGTCACTCATGATGGGTGATCAAGAGTTTCCACTGGTCATTGCGGAGGATGACGTGCTGTTTACGCGGAATGTGGCCTCCAAGCTGTCGGAGTGCATCAAGGCTGTTCCAGTATCCCGCTACATCCTGACGCTTTACAGCCCGCACAAGCTCGAAGATTACCCAGTTGAGCACATCAACCACAGGAAGTGGGCTGGATCTCAGGCGGTCTACATCCCAAAATCAGTGGGAAGCGACTTGGCTGACCACTTCATCGAGAAGCTGCACTCGCCGTTCGCCATCGACTTCACGACCGATTTAGCCATTCAGTCGTTCTGCGAGGAATGGAACGTGCCGCTGTTCTGTTGCAACCCAAACCTGGTCCAGCACATCGGCAAGCGTTCGGTACTTTCTCCGTGGGACAGCTTTCACATTTCACCGACGTTCAAACTCTGATTTGACACGGTGCGTTTATGAGTTAGTTGTGTGGCGTTAAGGAATTAAATTATGACACAAACACAACTCGACAGAATCATCCGCAAACACGGCAATTGGCTGCGCTGTGAAGAAGGTGGAGAACGCGCCGTCCTGCGTGACGCCGTCCTGAGTGACGCTAACCTGAGTGACGCTAACCTGAGTGGCGCTGACCTGAGTGGCGCCGACCTGCGTGGCGCTAACCTGAGCGGCGCTAACCTGAGCGGCGCTGACCGCCGTGGCGCCGTCCTGCGTGGCGCTCGTGGCGCTAACCTGAGTGGCGCTAACCTGAGTGACGCTGACCTGAGTGGCGCCGTCCTGCGTGGCGCTAACCTGAGTGACGCTGACCTGAGTGGCGCCGTCCTGCGTGGCGCTGACCTGCGTGGCGCCGTCCTGCGTGGCGCTGACATTCCAAAAGTTGAGCGGCTGCACACCAAGATGGCCGAGGCGATTGAGCGCGGTGGTGCGCTCGAAATGGGATCGTGGCACGTCTGTGAAACGACGCATTGTCGCGCTGGGTGGGCGATCCACATAGCTGGAGATGCCGGGAAGAAGCTTGAGGACGCGGTTGGGAGCGCCGCCGCTGGCGCGTTGATCTTCGCCGCGTCGTATCCCGATCAACGCGTGCCCGATTTTTACGCGTCCAACGAAACCGCGCTAGCTGACATCAAGCGGTGTGCTGCGGAGGAGGCGAAATGAACTTCAAAAAGGTCACACACAACGGATCGCCTGTTCGTGGATTGTGGGAGAGGAATGGAATCTTCTACGCCCAGATCACCGTGAGCAATAAGGTCACACGCAAGCGGCTTGAAGCGGAAACGGTCCCGCAAGCTGTCAGTGAGTTGCACTACATAAAACACGGGGTTCGTCTTGGAGAGATCGTCCAGCATGGCAAGGACACGTTTGCAGATGTGGCGGCTCTGTATCAGTCTGATTCGCAGCACAAGCGGGCCGGGACAGTGGCGTCTGAGGCGTCGTGTATTACGCGACTGTGCGCCAACATTGGATCAATGCAGATTGCGGACATCACTCAAAACGACCTCAAGAATTACCGCACTCGTCGTCAGTCTCAAGGCATTGCGAACAGCACGATCAACACGGAGATGTCCGTTGCGTCAAAAGTGTTCCAATACGCCATCGACAACGAGATCACAGATCACAACACAGTTTCCACGCTGAAGCCTTTGAAGTGCGCCAAACCTGAGCGCCAGTTGTTGAGCAACGAGGACATTCAGAAGTTGTGCGACACAGTCAAGTCGGACAAGTTTCGTGATTACATTCGGTTCCTTCAGTACACTGGAGCCCGCGAGCAGGAGGCGTTGAGAGTTCGATGGATTGACGTGGAGTTCTCGCGCAACCGAGTTCACATGGGCGCTGATGGCTTGGCTAAAAACGGCAAGTCCCGTTACGTTGAGATGTCCGATGCGTTGCGTGTTCATTTGCAATGTATGCACTCAAGATCGGAAGGATCTGAAACGCTTTTTACAGAAGACCACTTTAGAGCCAAACTCGAACTTGCCCGACCACGCGTCGGATTGGAATGGGTCGGCTTCCACGATTTCCGCCGCCACTTCGTTTCGCAATGCGTGATGTCCGGCATCGACTTCGCCACGATTGCAAACTGGGTCGGGCATTCCGACTCCGGGGCATTGCTCGCTCGCAAGTACACATTCCTGCACTCACAGCACGTCGTCGAGCAGGCCAAGAAACTGAAGTTTTCCTGAAAAACAACTTGCGATATATGAACCATCACCGACAATCAAACCGGATGCTGTTGTTCGCAATCACTTTTGCCGCTGGTGTTGAAACTAGGAACGTCCTAGGTGGTCCGTCCATGGAGCCCAGCAACATCAGCGGCGCGTCATCCTCAACCACTCGGGAGTCCAACACCTCCTTAACGACGGTCGGTAAAGCTCCCGTCGATCTTCAGGCATCCCCATCAGCCAACCGTTGGTGCCCGAGTGGTTCCCTCTTTCAAGCGTTGTCCGCCATTGAATCCGGCGACGACGACAATGCAGTTGGCCGATCCGGTGAAGTGTCCCGTTACCAGATCATGCGCTCAGTCTGGCGTCAGTACGGCAAAGGTCTGAATCCACGGAATCCAGTCCACGCGAAATCCGTTGCGTTGAAGATTCTGTCAGACCGATCCGAAGCGTTCACATTGCGCCACAATCGCCCGCCAAGCAATCGGGAGCTGTACGGGCTATGGAATGCACCCGCGCAGACAATGAAGCTTGCAATGAGCCGCCGCGTCACCGAGCGAGCTGTCCGTTTTGAATCGTTGGTAAACCAGTAATCGTTTTACACATGGAAGATGAATCCCTTGAGCTTGATGTCATTGGACACAGATCGTCAGAAAACCAAATCCAGTCCATCGTTCGGGCTGAGATCGACATGAAGGTCGCAACCGCAAAGCAGTACCCTCGCGTGCTGTCTCGCGTGAAGCAGGACATGTTGTCCTTCGCGACCTTGGACGAAGAAACCGCAAGCGCCTGTTTCTACACGCTGCCTCGTGGCGGTAAGACGATCCAAGGCCCGTCCGTTCGCCTCGCTGAGATTGCCATCAGCTCGTTCGGAAACATCTCCGCAGGCACTCGCGTCCTGAGTGTTGACGCATCCAGCGAAAACCCGCACGTCACGATCCAGTCTGTGTGTCACGACATGCAGAACAACGTGACCGTGAGCATTGAGAAGCGACGGGCCATCAACGCCAAGAAGAACAAGGACGGCACCAAGAAGCCCATCTCTGACGACGACATACAGCTTGCGGTCAATGCGTGCTCCGCTGTGGCATTCCGCGACGCCGCGTTCAAGGTGATCCCTCAGGCGCTCATCAAGCCGGTGTTCGACGCCGCAAAGCGTGTGGCTGTTGGCGACGTGAAAAGCCTGTCTGTCAATCGTCAGAAGATCGTTGACCGACTCAAGCAGATGGGCGCAACCGAAGATCGCATCCTGGCAGTGGTTGAAGCTCGAAAGATCGACGACATCACCGTTGAGCGGCTTGAAATCCTCATCGGACTCGGCACGTCAATTCGCGATGGTCAGACAACCATCGAGAAAGCGTTCCCGCCGATTGAGCAGGAGCAACCCGAGCGTGGCCAATCCGCCGAACTGAAGCTTCCCCGCAAGAAACGTGAGCCCAAGGAAGAAAAGACCGCAGACACGCACCCTGAATTGCAGCCTGAAGCTCCCAAGGCCCCAGAAGCACCAAAAGAATCAGAGCCGCAGCCCGAACAAAAGTCTGCGTTGAATACGCTCAACGACTCGTTCAAGGCGTCCATGGAATCCGCTGGCGTCACACTCGACGACATCAAGGACGTTGCAGCCATGCGCCCTCAACTCGCGCCGCGCTCCATGGAATGGAACGACTGGACTGATATTTCCGATGACGATTGCAAGTTCATCATCGAAAACGTCTCCGCGGAAAACGGGACGATCAAGTGGAAGAAACGGTAAAACATCAAACCAACAACAACATGAAGAAGCTCATTGCAGCAATCGCAGTATCCACCGCAATCACAGCCGCAGCCCTCGCCAAAGCTGACAAGTCGTGCTGGATTGGGTCTACGCAAGTCTGGCCCGAGGCGACAACGTTTGGGCTCCAAGCTCGCGTTGGCGACAGTTCCAGTGGCGCTACAGCTCGGGTTGACAACAGATCGTTCGCGTTCGAGAACCTGCTCACAAAGGTCACTGTGTCGGTGTACGGAGTCACCACGGTCAACTACTACACAAACAACGCATTCAGCGTTGAGCTTGCCAGTGATTGGAAGGGGGCTGTCACGCTTCCGTACGACCTGTTGTGCAACTTCTCTGGAAACTACGCACAAGTGCAGGTGTGGGCGTTCCCGGCTGGCACCCCGGTTGGAAACACCGGCTACACGTCATACGCTGTGGCCAAGATCCAAGGCAACTAACAATGGTGCCCGCTGGAAACGGCGGGCGCTTCTTTTTCTATGATCCCACTCGGCGTCCACTTTGACATCCCAGAGCACGTCTACCGCGCAGATCCAGCGTACTCGTACTCGCAGGTAACACAGATGCTTCCGACACCCGCCGACTACAAGTGGTGGGTCGATCACAAGCCTCCGCACACCTACGCGATGGCGGCTGGTACACTTATTGGACGACTTGTACTTGAGCCTGAGCGCGACGCCTACGAGAGCTTTTCGATCAAGCCGGAACCAAAAGCGCCAGACAACTGGGAGAAAAACCAGCACGCTGCCGGATTGATTCCGATCAAGGTAAAAGACATCGAAGAGTGCAAGCTCGCCGCAGAGTCGCTGAGAAAGCACCCAATTGCGGGTCCAATCCTGACGGGTGAAGGGCGCTCTGAGGTGACGATCATTTTCAAAGTGGACGGCGTGCGGTGCAAGGCGCGTATCGACCGCGTTCCCGATGACACGGACTACCTCGTTGATCTCAAGAAGACCCGTGACGCCGCCCCTGGCCGCTGGGTTGACGGCAAGGTGGATGCGTATTTTCAGCAAAGTAAATTTGCGTATCAGGTCAAGGATATGGGATACTACATCCAAGCAGGGTTGTACCTGCACGGATGGAACCAAGCGTGTCCAGAATCGCCAAGAACGCGCTGGATCAACGTCTGCGTTGAGCAAGACCCACCGTGCAAGGTGATGGTCTACGAGCTTGAGCAAGAGGCTATCAAGCGCGGGTTGGAAGATTTCAAGCGGCTACTGAAGAAACTCCGCGAGTGCGAAGATTCTGGAGTGTGGCCGGGATACGAAGAGAAAGTTGAAGTGATCGGTTTACCAAAGTGATTTATGATCGTACTGAAGATTGATGTGACGAAGATCGACAAGAAGCACTTCTTTACCGGAAAGAGCGGGACGTACATGGATGCCGCTCTCCGTGAGAATCAAGAAGGAACAGACCAATACGGGAACGATGGATTCATTGTTCAAAATCCAAGCAAGGAGGCTCGCGAGAAAGGCGAGAAGGGTCCGATTATTGGGAACTGGAAGCGGGTTGGTGGCGCTCAGAAACAGAAACCCGCCGAATCCAAGCCTGCCGCAGCAAAACCAAAGCCCGATGCGTCGCCAGCAAACGACGACACGGGATTGCCTTTCTAGCCAAACACAAAAACCAAAAAAGGAAATATGGAACAACGAGTACAAGAACTGATCGAACAACTGCAACGCTTCGGAGAAGACACCCGCATTGTCGGTGTAGTTGAAGTGAAGTGGAATGACAAACGAACAGCAATCGAGATCCACGTAAACGACGCCGACCAATGACCACATTCCCACGCCAAGAACTGGCCAAGGCGCTGTCGGAAGCGTCCGGCCCATCCAAGCGTCCAACACAAGGACAGCACTCGTTCACGCGCATCACGGTTCAGGACTCGTCCGCAACCGTTGAATGCTACAACGGAGTCATGAGATGCACCTCTGTTGTCAGCGGAGTGACAGGTGACTCAATCGACATCCTGGTTCACGCCGAGATGCTTTCAAGCGCCATCGAAAACACCAGCGCCGAAACGGTTGAGATCGCGCCGGAAACCAACCGCATCAAACTCAAGGTTGGATCACGCAACGCATCAGTGCCCACACTGCCAGTTGCCGACAATTGGACTGACCAGCAAGAGCGCAAAGCCCTGTCCCGAATCCAGGTGACAGACCACGAGACTTTCACCCCAATCCTGAAGATCGCGCACGGGATTGCGAAGGGTGCAAAGTTCGACGAAAACAAGCACGTCGAATTGACAGCAGAACCAGGCCTTGTTCGCATTGCCTGCACCAGCCGGTATCAAACCATCTGGGCGTCCCACAAATGCACCACGAAGGGAGCTGGAACGATTGCGGTGCCAGTTGAATCGGTGGATGAAGTGTTGAAGTCGGCAAGCAACTCCATGCTGTTCCGAATCTTCGACAGCGCATTCGCGTACAACAGCGGGAACCTGTCCCTTGAATCGTCCATAAAGAGCAATCCACAGATCGTCACGCCGCTCATTCCGAGCATTGTTGATCGGTTCCGAAAGAAGGACTCGCCGTCCGCCATTGTTGACCGCGTGGAGCTAATCAACGCGCTGAAGAGTGCCGACGCCGTGTCTCAGAAGCGTGCGATTCCGAGCATCAACCTGGAAATCGACATCGCGAAACTTGTCGTGTCCTGTGACAACTCCGAAACAAGCGTCGAATCGGAAGTACCAGCGTCAACCATCGGGGCTGTGTCATTCCGAATCTCTGCGTCAGACATTGTCAGCACTTTGTCAAAGATGCCGGGTGAAAAGGTTGTCATCGAACACGCTCCAGAAACACCTACGGCTTGGTTCTCGCCTCACGGAAACGACAGCATCCTCATCGCTGTCCAAATCATCAGGAACGAATGAAAGTCAAGAAACTCATAGACGAGCTTTCAAAGCTCGACCCAAATGCGACAGTGATCGTGTCTTCAGACATGGAGGGGAACAATTATTCCGTTCTCCGAGACGTGTACAGCGACGATGGAAATATGTCGTACAACGGGCAAACAAGTACGAGTGCTGGGCTGGAAACTGGAGTCATTAAGCCGGACGGAACAGGCGAGCCTGTTTTCAAGCGACCAGCGGTGATTCTTTACCCGATATGAAAACCATCATCGCCATCGACCCTGGCAAATCCGGCGGGTACGCGGTGAGATACGGGCTTGATGGGGCCACAACACTCCACAAAATGCCAGAATCGGAGGTTGAGCTTGTGGATGGGCTCAGGGATGTTGTTGAAGCTAGTAAGCATGAAGGCTGTGAAATCGAAGCCGTCATCGAAACCGTTGGTGGTTACGTCGGCGGTAAAGGCGCTCCAGGTTCAAGCATGTTCAACTTCGGATTCTCAACAGGCTTCGTCCACGGCGCTATCATTGCGCTTGGAATACCCCTGCACGAGATCCGACCGCAGGAATGGCAGAAACGGGTCAACGCCGGAACAAGCAAGATCCACGGCACAAAGCCCGCATGGAAACGCCACCTCGTCAATCTCGCTAAGATACACTTCCCGCAAGTCCAAGGAATCAACCTCTCGACGGCGGACGCACTCCTAATCCTTGAAGCACATTTGAAATGAGCACCGAATCTAAAGCACGTTCAGGTGGTGTTGGTTTTGGAGGGCTACTGTTCCTCCTGTTCCTAACACTCAAACTCACCAACGTCATTGATTGGTCTTGGTGGTGGGTAACGGCTCCACTGTGGGGCGTGTTCGCGTTTATCGCATTGATTATGTTGATCGTCGCGATTGGAGTCGCAATTGTCACCATCTTCTCAAAATGAACCCACCAAAAACCGGAACCGAACTTCGACGCGAAGCCCTCAAGATGGTTGAGGACTGCGTGTGCAAGAACCGTCAGAACACATACGGAGACGCTGCGGACAACTTTGCGGACATTGCCGCCATGGCGAACATCGCGCTGAGCAACAAGCTGTCAAAGCCTTTGGACGGTCTTGACGTGGCCATATTCTCAGCGTGCATCAAGCTTGCCAGATGCAAGGAGTCTCCAAGACACCCGGACAATCTTGTGGACCTAGCCGGTTACGCCGTGTGCGGGCTTGGTATCATCCTCCGCGAGCGGGAGCAGTGGCCAAACGGAATTCCTGATGTCGATTACCAGAAGATGCACGAACTCTCGGAAAAACTCGTGAAATAAACTTGAACCACCCGCGTGGTGGTTCATAAATAGGTGGTCAAAAGGAATATGGACTACAAGACATTCATTCAATCAAAGAAGAAGGCTTTCGAGCCTGTTGGAATCGAGCCGCAAGAACCAAACCCAATTCTGTTCCCGTTTCAGCGGGACATCGTGAAGTGGGCTCTTCGTCGTGGTCGCGCTTGCATTTGGGCGGATTGCGGGCTTGGAAAGAGCTTCATGCAATTGGAGTGGGCAAAGCAGATCCCGGGATACGTTCTCATCGTCGCTCCACTTGGCGTTGCTCTTCAAACTGCAAACGAAGAAGCCCCCAAACTTGGACTCCTCGCAAAATACTGCCGGGACATGTCTGAGGTTGAACCGGGAATCACCGTTTGCAACTACGAGATGCTTCACAAGTTCGACGCATCAAAATTCAACGGCGTCGTGCTGGACGAATCGAGCGCCATCAAGCACAAGGACTCGGCCACGCGGAACATGATCCTTGAGATGTTTGACCGCACACCGTTCAAGCTGGCATGCACCGCAACACCCGCCCCAAACGATCACATGGAACTCGGGAATCACGCTCAGTTTGTTGGAGCAATGACGCTCACCGAAATGCTCTCCATGTACTTTGTGCATGACGGCGGTGAGACTCAGAAGTGGCGTCTCAAGGGTCACGCTGAATCCAAGTTCTGGGAGTGGGTTGCGTCTTGGGCTGTTATGCTCAGGAAGCCTTCTGATCTAGGGTACGATGACGGTGATTTCATCCTGCCAAAACTCAACATTGAGCAGGTTTCGGTTCAATCTAAAGCATCGACGGAGGATCTGTTTGCGACCGAGGCGAAAACGCTTGTTGAGCGCCGTAAAGCCCGCAGAGACAGCATTGAGGACCGCGTCGAGTTGTGCGCCAAGCTGGTTCGAGAAACCAACGAAGAACAGTGCATCGTGTGGTGCGGGCTCAACAACGAGGGCGACGCCTGCGAAAAGGCGATCGACGGCGCTGTTCAGGTTTCCGGGTCCGACTCGATTGAATTCAAGGAGGAAGCGATCAAGAACTTCCGCAGTGGAAAGATTCGCGTCCTCATCAGCAAGGTATCCATTTTTGGATTCGGGCTCAATCTGCAAAACTGCCGCAACGTGTTCTTCCTTGGTCTGTCCGATTCATTCGAGGAGTACTACCAAGCCATACGACGCAACTGGAGGTTTGGTCAGAAGAAGGAAGTGAACGCCAAGATTATCACATCCACTGCCGAGGGCGCTGTCGTGAAGAACATTGCTAGAAAGGAAGCAGATGCAGAAAAAATGGCGCGTGAAATGGTTTCTTATATGCACTCAATCAACGAAAAGAACATCAAGAAAATCCAGGTCTTAGGATCTGAGAAGCGAAACGAAACAGTTCATACTGGCAAAGACTTCGAGGTCCACCTTGGAGATTGCGTGGATGTAGTTGGAAAACTTCCAGACGACTCAATCGACTTCACAATTTACTCACCGCCGTTCAGCTCGCTGTATGTGTACAGCAACAGCGACCGCGACATGGGTAATTCGGCGTCGGATGAAGAGTTTCACAAACATTTCGCGTTTCTTGCAAAGGAACTGTTCCGAGTAACGCAACCGGGGCGGCTCATGTCATTTCACTGCATGAATCTCCCAACATCCAAGGTGCGAGACGGGTTCATTGGTATTCGCGATTTCCGTGGAGAGTTGATCCGATTGTTCGAGTCGTGTGGGTTTATTTTCCACTCCGAGGTCTGCATTTGGAAAGACCCTGTTACGGCGATGCAGCGCACAAAGGCGCTTGGGCTGCTCCATAAGCAGATGGTCAAGGATTCGTGCATGAGCCGACAAGGAATACCGGACTACCTCGTGACGATGCGTAAGCCGGGTGAAAACACAAAGCCTGTTAATGGAGAGCTTGATCGTTGGATTGGAGATGAGTCGTTCAAGAGCAATGGTAAGCTGTCAATCGACCTGTGGCAGCGTTACGCGTCCCCTGTGTGGATGGATATTCGCCCAAGTAGAACTCTACAAAAGGGTTCAGCTCGCGATGAAAAAGACGAGCGCCATATTTGCCCGCTTCAACTGGATGTAATCGAACGCGCCCTTGAGCTTTGGAGCAACCCTGGCGATACGGTTCTATCCCCATTCACTGGAATTGGATCTGAGGGCTATTGCGCCTTGCAGATGGGGCGCAAGTTTATCGGCGCTGAACTCAAGGAATCCTACTGGAAGCAGGCAGTTCTCAATTTAGAACGGGCTAGGTCTGAAAAGATCGACAATGTTTTTGATCTTGCGGAGGCAACCTGTGAGTGACCATTGGATTCAAACGTACACAGGGAGAAAGTTCTACCCACTGTCCCCGCGAGTGGAGGACATTGACATTGTTGACATCGCACATGCGCTCAGTCAGAAGTGCCGATTCACGGGCCACTGTTCAGAGTTTTGGTCGGTCGCCAACCACAGCATCACGGTTGCGGATGAATGCACTGGCAAGAACGCGCTGATTGCACTCATGCACGACGCCACCGAAGCGTACATGCCAGATGTCGCTTCGCCCGTAAAAAGCCTACTGCCTGACGTGATGGAGATGGAAAGGGTGCTTTGGAAGTGCATTGCGGAACGGTTTAACCTTCCACTTGAAATCCCAATTGAAGTGAAGAATGTTGACATGCTGGTTCTGGAATCCGAACGGCGTCGGTTTATGTCCCCAAGCAAGCACGATTGGGGGCTTCCGTCGGGCCGGTTTATCAAGCTGGATCAGAAGCCAGCACACCAAGCAAAGACGCATTTTATTCGCATGTTCACCGCCCTCCAACCATGAGCTACACCTCATCCAAACTGACAAAGCCGCTCACCAAGCGGAAGTTCACCGATCCGTCAGAGCTTCCAAACCGCGCCGAGGTCATCACGTATTTTGCCCGCGCCAAGTACAACGGAAAGCCGTGCTACCCGCCTGGGTGGCGAAAGCTCCTTAACCTTCCGTTTGACTTTATGCGTGAGGTTGGTGGTCTTGGCGAGCTTCCCGTCGAGTACATCACTCGGCAAATGCGGGAGGTCCAATGACGTACTCCATTTCTGAGGAGCGGTACAACAAGATCGCCGAGAATGCCATTAACAGGCTACCGCTTGGGGCAAACAAGCACGAGCTGGCCGCGATGGTCTACCAGCTTTCAACCGCCGTGGTGGCAGCATCCGCTGGCGTCCGTCAGGAGTTTCGCGACCTTTCCAAGCTGGGAGTCATCTCCGCAGAGGACCGAATCTTCATTGCCAAGGTGTTGATCTCGACCCAGATCATGGCTGAAAGCGGCGAGAAGCCCACTGACGAAGACCGCGCAAACGTCAACAAAGCGGTCGGACTTCTGAAACCTGCGAAACAGGTTTGACTTTAACGTCGCGAACCTGCAACTTGGCACCGTTGTTGTTGGTTTGAGATGTTCGTGGCCGGTTGGTGGGTTTTCTTCCTTTCCCCACTGACCGGCCATTGCCGTTTAGCGATTGACGTTCTCACCGCACAAGGTCTTTAGTGTGGTAGGTATATCGTTAAAGTATGGCATCAAACGCATTTGGAACGGTTGGTTGGCAGGGGTTCACACCGGCAAAACCGGCTGTCTCCAATCCGTTTACCACCATTACAAACACCAAGTCGCCCGAGGTTGACTCGCGGTTGTCTGACCTTTTCAAGCAGTTCGACACACTGCGAGGGCTTGGATCGTCCTCGTTGACCGACTACACCAAGGCGCTCAATCAGAACACCCCGCAACTGAAGGGGTTCGCCATGTCGGACATAGGCGCTCTGAACGACGTGGCCAGTGGTCGCACCGCCGAGGATCTTGCGCGAATTCGAGCCAACCGGGCCAATGCCATCAAGCTCTCCGCTGACCGGGCTCGCGCTGGTGTATCCGGCGCTTTGGCTCAAACCCAGCTTGCATCTGGTGGTGGCGGTCGCTCACTCGGGTCGTCCAGCTACATGCAGAAGTTGGCCCTCAACAAGCTCTCCGACATCGAGGCTAAGGCTGCGGCTGACGACGCGGATGCTCAGCGTGCGGATTACCTCTACAACCAAGGTCTGCGAATGGGTACACTTGGACAGCGTGGAGGCTATCTCGACGCCTTGGCGGGCCGTTCCCTGCTTCCATTGAAGGCAACCACGGACCAGTACGGGGCGAACCTGAACCAGCTCGGGACACTCCTGCAACAGTACCTCGCGAACAATTTCATCGGGCTCCAGAAGCCCTACGGAGTAGATTATGGCGTTTAGACCCCCTGTAGCGGACCCTCGAACCGTGATGCAACCCCAGAACGTGGGAGGCTATCTCGCGTACTGGAACGCAAACCAAGGGCGCATGACCGATTACCAGACCGGCGCTCCGTTGGCTGACCGTTTGGCGGCTGTTCAATCTACCCAGCCATACCGTGGCGACATGATTTACGGGGACTCCTACGGCGGGGTTCAATCGGCTGAATCGGGCCAGCAACAGGCGTTCTTCAATCAGGCGATGGCTCAGGAACAAATGCGCCAACAGGCTCTTGCGCGTCAAGATTCGCTGCGTTTCCGTGACCAACAGGCGAATCTCGACAGGCAGCTACGGGTTGCTGACATGCTCGAAAGGGCGCGTGAGTCGAATCAAAGGAACGCATACGACAGGGGTCAGCTTGAGCGGCAAACGAAGCTGGACGCCGATAAGCGCCTTGAGTTCACTCGCGATTGGGAGAACAAGATCAAGCTGTCGGCGGCGAAGGATGCTGAAAAATCGTCTGATCTCCTCAAGGAAATCAAGGGTCAAGGAGCTGGGTTTAGCTCTGCGCTGTCCATGGCGTTCAACAACCTCAACGATTCTGAGGGTGAGTTGACTGCATTCGAGGAGCTGAAAAAGCAGTGGATGCCCAAGATTGCCACCGCTCAGGCTGACCAGAAGATTGTCAAGACGGACGCTGGATACGTTGCTCGCAATGGTGGTGATTCTGTTCTCGCTGACATGGCCAACCAGATCGTGGATCAAGCTGGGTCTGCGAAGGAAGCCGCTGCCCGCATTCGCCAGTCGAAGAACGACATTGGAACCCTGCTCACTCAGGCCCGAAGCTCCGGGTTTGACATCACGCCGGACATGAAGGCCGTTGTCCACCCGCAAGCTGGCAAGTTCCAGATCCAGCTCCCGGTTCCGGCGAGCCGCGCTTCTGACAAGACGAAGGATCAGCCCCCTTTGCGCCCATCGGGAAGTGGCATCGGACGCCTTGGTGGTCGCTACATTTCGCCCAATTCCGGCCAATAAAATGCCGATTCAAATCCAAGTTCCTGGAAAGGGGATTGCCGAATTCCCTGACGACGTTTCGTATGACGATGCTTTCAAGGCTATCCAAGAGGATGTGCCTGATTTCCAGCCTTCTCGGGCGGACATGTTTGCGAAGCTCCAGAGGCAGTCTGAAGCTTTTGCTGCACCTGATAGAGCGCGATTTGCACGTCAACTTGGCGTCACTGCTGAACCAAGCGGCTTTGATTACCTCGCATCGTCTGCTGCAAGCGCGGCTTCAAAGTTTTCAAACTTTGTTCCGGGCGCGATTGGCCTTGTCGGAGGCGTTCAGGAAGGTCTTGGACTTGGGAGCCAGATCAACGAGAGAATCCGAAAGCCAGTTGAAGGATTCATAGAGGACACGTTCCCTGTTGATCCTGAAACAACCACTGGAATCAAAGGTCTACTCACCACCGGGGTTGCTGGTGGCGCTGGTCAATTGCTCTCGTCTTTGATGCCGGGTGGTGTTTTCAAGACCGCTCCAAAGCTGGCAAACCTTGCGTCGTCGCTGATGGGCGGCGCTCAGGAGTTCACTGATGCGTGGGACCGGGAACGCGAGCGCCAACGCCAGGCTGGGGAAGATGACCCGCTCAAGGCGCTGATGAAGTCTGGTGGGTACGCCGCAATTGCAACCGCGCTTGAATCAAAGCTTGGTCCGGGCCGTCTCGCGGAGAAACTTGCAGAGCTTGGCAAAGGCAAGGTCAACAACATTATCGCGTCGGCGTTCAAGAATGCCGCTTCCGGTGGCGCTGAGGAGTTCCTTCAACGGATCGCTCAAGACCTTATCGTCGATGGCAAACCCGACTGGAAAGCCGCTGCCGGTGAGGGGCTTGTTGGCGCAATTGTTCAAGGTGGCGCTGGGACGACGATTGACGCGTTCAATAATCGCGCCACGGAGCAAAATGCAGCTCGCAGAACCGCTTACTACGAGTGGATGGCGAACGAGAGGAGAAATCGGGAGCAACTTGACTCCACTCGCGAGCGGTCCGCCAACGAGCTGGCTGAAATGGCGGGGTTCGAGAAGCCGCACACGATTGTCAGGCAAGCCCAACCCATCCCAGAAACGACAACCGACGCTGGCTTTTTTGACATACAGCAACCGGGAGGTCTTGGGATCGTTGAGAGGCTTCGACAATCTGAAAGGGCAAGAAAACGCGCAAATGTAGAAGCCGGTCTAGTTGGGCCTGCTACAGAATTCCCATCAACCCCCATCACAGAACAGCAATCAACCTCTGGAATTAGCGAGGCTGTAGAGCCATCGGGATACACCGCAATTGACGCTGCCATTTCAGCAAACGCTAGGAACAAAGCAAGAATCCCCGCCGAGGCCGGGCTGACCGACGTTCCAGTTGTGGACGAATCAACGTCAACGCCGTTTGACTCCGCCCTCCTTTTTAGGCCACCGCAAAAGCAGCTTCCTCAAATACACCCAGCTCATGCCGCAGCCATCGACGCTGCGATGAATACGCTGGACGCGCTTGAAAACCCCAAGACTTCAAACCTTGTAACGGTTGAAGACGTGTCGGATTTACGGAAGCTGGCACCAACGCTTCTGAAGGTGTTAAACTCTCGCGTTGACAAGGCTTTTGAGCTGAATTCGCCAGACGATGTTCTGGATAAGGCAGTCCGAGACAGGGACAGGATTGAGAGATTCATCAAGCAACCTGTTGTTAAGCAATACCCAGGAACTCAGATCCCGTCTTCAAAATCCACGGCCCAGCCTCCACCTTTACCCGCACCACAAACACCAAATCTGTCAGGGGGTGAATCCACGAATGAAGGGCAAATCCAAGAAAAAGGGCTGCAAGTAGCACCAGCCGCAACGCCTCCTCTGTCGCAATCGGCGGGGGAGGTTGTTGTCCCCGCAGCGCCCGCAGTCGAGATCGAATCCAGCCCACCAGACAAGATCGACGCCGCGTTATCCCGCGCAATCGAAGCGACCAATCCGTTCGGTAAAGCGAACACCGGCAACCTTGGTATCACGTACACCGTTCTGAAGCTCACACGAGCCGCATACCGCGCCGGGAAGAGTCTCACAAACGCCATCAAGGAATCCATCGAGCAGTACCGCGCAGCCAATCCCACCGCACAATTCAACGACGCAGAGATTGATGCTGGTGTTCGTATCAAGCTCCAAGACTTCCTTGCAGGCGGTGAAGACGCGCTTGCGATTGCCAAAGCCTCCGAGCCCGCTGTTGCTGAAAACGAGCGTGCGGCTGCGATGATTCATTCGGAGGAGTATTACCGCCAGCGTGTTCGCGACAAAGAGACTGAGCTGAAAAAGATCAGGGACGACACGCTTCAAGCGGCTCTCGGAAGGGGTGTTGATCCCTCAATGGTTCCTGACCACATGGACGAGGAGCTTGCCAACATCGCGGACGGTCTTGGGCTGGATGCCGCCTTGGTTACGCAGCTACAGACAGAGGTTAAGCACGAGAAGAAGGCGTTTGTTCTGTCAAAACTCCAAGGCGAGTCAGAGGAGATCAATCGGACAATCGACAAGCTGGCGAAGTTGGACCCTGATAAGAATGTCCAAGTCGTTGAAGACCTCCTGAAGAGAAAGGAGTCGGTTGACAAGGAAATCGCAGATGAGAAATTCGACGACGTTCGCATCCGAGCCGCGTTCATTCTCGACTTCCAACGCGAGTTCGTCAGTCGTAAGGCTCGTCTTGAGGCGCTGAACAACCCCGATGTCAAGGAAGCCATCTCTGGTCCAGTGCAATCCCTGCGCGACCTGATGGCCGAGTATCCAGACATCCGAGACAGGGGTGTGAGCGATTGGGTTTCCGATCCCAATATCACTGACGAGGTGAAGCGCGTTGTGGTTGCCCGTTTGTCCACAGCATTCCGCGAGTTCGACAAGCACCATGACAATGTTGCAACCACTCTCGCCGCGTCTGAAGCCTCACTGGAACGCCAGATCAACCGGCTTAAGGAGCGAATCTCCAGTGGTGAGATCAGAAAAGCGTACATCAACATCGTCATTGAAGAGGCTCGCCTCGCTTTGGCTGGTGAAGAGGGATTAACTGGAGGGCGCGGTGCGGCATACCTCGAATGGTTCGACGGCAACACGGAGGCATTGCGCTCATTTGCGAGGTCAATTGCCGAGAAGATTGACGGAACTGGACAATCCGCACTGGATGCGCGAAATCTCGCGGACTGGCTAATCTTCAACCCTTCGTCAGCACCGCCCGCAATCGTCAATTCCGCACGCGAGAACTGGGGTGTTGGTGACGAAACACTCCGAGAGATCATGAAGGCGCTTCAGGAATCGGAGGCCACTCGGAATGCCGTTGCCGCGATTTTTGACAAGGGAAGCGAAACCATCCCAGCGCACACGCTTCAAAGGATTGCCGAGCTTGCGAATACTGGCGAGGAATCAGACACGGGCGACGCTGAAAAGCTCTCGAAGTCTCTCCAGAAGAAGCAGGGCACCGAACGCGCAAAGGTAATCCAACGCCTCCGCACCGACGCCAAGAACCTGCTGGATGCGCGGGTTCGACTGGAAACACTCCGAGAGGCGTTGAAGCTGTTCCAGAGCGTGGAAGCGTCGCCCGTGTTCAAGGACGCCCGCATCGAGACGGAAACTCAGGAGGGTTCGTTCACTCGGCAGATGAATGTTGTGAGCGAGGATTCCACAACACTCAGGGGTTTCAGTGGGCCTGAAATCAACCAACCTGAAATCACCATCGGAGGGGTGTCCAGTTTCTCGCCGGAAACAAAGAAGGCAATCGAGGAATGGAGGAGATCAGCCGCTCAGTACATTGCCATGTACGACACCGCGCAAACCGAATCCGACATCAATCCGCTTGCGCCTCACCCAATTTCGCTTGGATTCGATCAGGCGGTTTACAGAGGACTCAAGAACGCGCTTGAAGAAACAAGCATTCTCACAGACCCATCGACGCACGATTCTGGAAGCATCATCGACGATTACAGCGGCCTCACAAAGAACGGCCAGTCTTGGGATTTCAACCGGCAGATTGACGCTGTGGCCAGAATGATGAACGGCGTGTTTGGAAAGGTTTGGCAGCAAAAGAACACGAGATACCGAGACGCTAGGCTCAAGGCGGAGAAGGTTATCCGCAACCGTGAAAACGCCAAGATACCCGCATTGCTCTCAAAGGCGATGGCGTCTCATCCGGAGATTGGCGGGACCAAATGGCTGAATTCAATCCCCAGATTCGGCCCGTGGTTCAATGAGGCATTTGCGCCCGGTGGAAATGTTGAGGTTTACCGAAGGCGTGTGTTCGACCAGATCGCACACATGGCCCGTGGAAACTTTGTTGGTTCTCCGCAGGTTGGTGACACGCTTCCATCTGGCGAGATTGTCACGCAGGCCGACTTGGATCTTGTTGACCAATCCATACGATTCAACAATGGGATGCTGAATGTCGCTCAGGACAAGCGTGGAACAATTCAAAACTTTGGAAAGAAGGAACTTCGACGGCCTGTTGCCAGTGTTGGAATCAGGGGTATGGCTCGCCATATCAGCATGTACGGAAATGGGTTTGCGAACGCCATCATTGAGGCATTCAAAGCGAATAAGGACTCCGGTAAGTTTGAGCCCGGATCTGACTTGGATAACGGAAGCAATCCTTGGGTCAAATTCTGGAACGAGAGGGCATTGCACGACGACGTTTTGACTCGCCATGTATTGGATTCTGTTCGCGGGGACAGGGCGATAACCGTGTCGCCGTACATGAAGAAGGCTTACGAAGGTCTTGCCACCGACCTAATGGTAAACAAGTACGCAAACCGGATCTCATCACTTGAGGATCTTGTCGCGAAATTGTCGGTTCACTTTCCGTCCGGTACCGGACGGAACGCACGCGAGTACATCACGGAAGAGCTTGGAAAGGAACTCTCACAATACGCCGCGCACGCAAAGTCCCGCAAGGAGTCCATCCAAAAAGCGGAACTCGCATTGAGCCCAATCAGCACAAGCCAAGACGATTCAAGTGATGTTCGCAAAAAGAGTTCGTCCATCGTTGAATCCGAGACGATGAACAACGAGTTCACCAAACCCGCCGCTGATTTGATTTTCCCGTCCGTCTATTACGAGTACGGAACTATCACTCCCGACGAGATGGCGCTCGCAAAAGACCGGGCAACATCTGAGGCGACGATTGAGATGAAGCACGCGATGAGAGCTGCGTATTCGTCGCTCGGTTCATACAGGACATCAATCGAACCGCTCGCAAAAGACGACCCAATGATGCGGGACGAGTTCGACAGGGTTTCGTTCATAATGAAGCAAATCCACAATCTGGATTTGGACATTGGACGCGATTTGAGGGAGATCAATCCCGCCATGAAAGCTGTTCGTGGTGGGCTTGGGATTCTTGTCGGAACGGCACTCACATCACCCGCAGCCGCTATTGGCAACGTCGTCTCTTCCGGCCTTCCGGCATACATTTACGCCTCAAGAATCAGCCGATTGAACAAGCTGGCATTGACGTTCTTGGCAATCAAACACTCCGCGAGAGCCACAAAAAACCTCGCGTATGTGTTCGTTGACAAGGCTGTTGGCGGGTACGCATCGTCCGCGTTCAAGGCACTGGCGAAGTCAAAGAACCCAGCAATGGTGGCGGTGGCTGACTCTCTTACGTCGCTCATGGACAGGGTTATGAAGTGGTTTGGATTCATGGACGCAGCGGGGAATTGGAAAGACGGCAGAAGCGACGGGTACATGCAGCGCGGAATGCAATGGGCCGGATTCGCGGATGCTTCCGGCGTAAAGTCTCTCGGGCTTTCTCAAACCGACCGATTTGTCACTGAGGTTTTGAATGACGTTCGCGGCGTCCTTCAGTACAGGGATTCCACTGAGGAGGGGCGGTATTCTGGGGTCATTGGCAAAACGCGACTCGCCGGAAAGGTTGCAGCCAAAGCAACAGGGTCCGTCGTTCAAAACTTTTCAAGGGCGCTCGGCCTTGAGTCTGGTGATTTGGCGGTAAACATGGCGGCTCTAAACATGTCCAAGTTCATTGAGCGCGACATGAAGGATCTCGCCAAGAAATGGGCCGAGGATCGCGTGGCAAGACTTGGAAGCAAGTTCAACGAATCAAGCCCAGATTGGCAGGTTCGGCCAGATGAGTATTACGGCGGCTGGTTTGCGAGCGAGGCGGCTCAACAAAGCAGGCTCGCCGGACTGCGAGTTGCAATGAGCGAGTCTGGAAACCAGCTTGAAAACGCGCTCTGGGATTACTGGAATCGTAGCGAGGGAGGAAAGAAGGACGTTGAGTTCTTCAAAGACCCCGACTCGTTCCGCCGCGTTGTGATTGGCGCGATCAACGCAAGCATCCTGACAAACCGGCCACAGAAGGCTCAGACAAACCCGGAGCAGAGTATGTTCCAAACGCTCATGAACTACACGTCCGACTTGGCCGTGAAAGTCATGGGGGCAATGAAGTCAGTGAAATCCGCAAAAGGAATGCGGAAGTGGTTTGAGATCCTAATGCGTGCTGTTTGGGGCGCTATAGCCGCGCTGTTGGTTGGAATTGCCACGGGAGCCTCAAGAGAGTGGATTAACCGGAGGTCAGCCGCAAAGATTGGCCGCGAAATGACCCCTGCCGACAAGGAGTTTTGGACGCCGGACCAAAACTTGGCGAAACGCCTCGCGGTCGTGGCTGCATACGTTATGCCTGGCGGACAAAGCCTGGTAAATCTTACGTCGCTCGCAAGGCCGGACGCTGCCAGTGGAAACTTCGCGGTCAGCGCCATCAATTCCATCACATCGTTTTTGATGGGCGCGATGCGAATTCAAAACCAAGACCTTCCATGGCTCGCAAAACGAGCACTCGTCAAATACTTCCCCGCAATGGAGGTGATGCTGTCGCAAACCAGCGCCAACGACCCAAGGCAGATTGGATCTGGAATCAACTCCTACGCCGCAGCCGCAAAGATGGCGGGATTGGAGCGGAAGAACGAGGCGGCAAACGCTGCGGGTCAGCAATTCACCGAGAAAACCCCCATCCTAGCCAAGATAAACGAGGCCGGAATGCGTGCTCAGATTGCCCGAGAGAAGGGTGACGAAGCTGGCTTGCAAGCCGCGTTGGCCGACATTGCCAAGGAGAAGGACCGGCTCATCAAGTTCCACAAGGACGCTCTCATTGAGGACAACAAGCGCCGTGGTGTAACGATGACCGACTTCAAGGTGGATCAGGAGTCGATTGCAGCCGCTCGCAAGGACTGGTTGAGCCTGAACCCAATTGCAAAAGTTCTCGGCCACCAGCCGTCATCAACCGAGATGGAGCGAATCAACACCTATCTTTCGGGTGACAGAAAAGCCGCCGCAGACCGCGCTTGGAATTCCTACTCAGGATTGGCTGAGTTCTTCCCCAACGGCAAGGGTGTCGCCAATGAGCCGGAAATGGTCAAACAAGAGCGCATTGCAGGGTTGGGTAGGTCCGGTGGCGGTCTGACTGGCGGGATGTCAGCAGGGAGCCTTTCCGCTTCATTGCGTGGCGGTGGAAGATCCGTGGGTGTGCGACGGTCTGGATTGCGCTCTCGCCGTGGAAGGGTTTCAAGACTCTCCCGTGGCGTCCGTTCTCGCAGGCGTTCTCGGGGCAGGACTCGCGGTGTTCGTAGGATTAGGTTCTAATGAAACGCACCACCCAATGGCTCCAAGTCCTCGCCATGTCCGCAGTCACGCAATGTCGTATTGCCAAGTGGTCATGCCCGCGCTCGGTGTGGCGCTCTGTGAAAGCGTTCTTGAGCATTGGATCGTTTGAGTACACAAACCGAGTGGTGTGGGCAAAGCGGCTCCGCATCTGCATGAAATGCCCTCTGTACGACAAAGAGTACCGGCGCTGCTTCAATCCCAACCAGACCTACGAAACGGAGGATGGGATTACTAGACCGTCCGGGTGTGGGTGCTACATGCCGGTGAAGGCAAGACTCAAGGATGCCGAATGCTGGCTCGCGGAGTTCGGGTGTCAAAAGTGGTAGGGCGTTTTACCCTTCTCTCCGATTGCTTTTTCGGTAACGATAACGCTTGATGTCTATCGCCGATGGGCAACTCGAAGTCGTTCCAAGCCAAAAAGTCTCACCAGAAGAGGCTCGCGAGGCGTTTGTGTCCATTGGGAACAAGGAAGTAAGTGTCGCCAAAGTTCAACAGGCGGTTAAAGCTTATGAATGGCTTACGACACAGGGCGCGAAGGCGCTTGCAACGACGAACATCCTGAACGATCTGGAGTTCTGGAAACGGGCGACGACCAAATACGATCAGGCGTGCCTGGGGGAATACGTGGACGGTCTTGTTCTGCAACCGGAGGAGTGTTTGGAGTACATGAAATGGAGGGTGGAGGTTTCCAAGCTGTTCATCACGTCGAACAAGGCGCTCGTGGAACTCTGCGACGGTGGTTCCAAACAGAAGACCGTCCAAGGCGTCAAGGCGTCGATCTCACGGGTCCAAACAATGAACCCGGTTGCTGGAAAGCGATGATTTTTATGGGGGAATCAACCAAATCCTGGCTCACGAAATACTGGCCATTCGCAACTCAAATAGGACTCTGGCTGTTCCTCGCTGGGATGGCCTGGAATGCCCACCAGCAAATGAGAGCGCAGGTGGAGTCGATTGAGATCCGAATGCGTGAGGGGGACAAGTCGGATTCAGTGAAAGCGGAGTCAATCATCCGTCTGGAGGAGCAAGTGAAAGTTCTCATTTTCGAGGTGCAGCAATTGCGCCACAGGCTCGAAGACAAGAAGATTGTATTTCAGGCTGGATCTGATAACAGTTCAGTCGTCGGCGGACCATATAACGAAAGACCATGAAAGCACCATTACTCATCATCGCAGTCATCGCTCTCACCGGATGCACTGGCATCAAGAAGTCGGCTGACGGGGAGATCAACTACCGCAACGGCCTCTTCAACAAGACATTCTCCGAGCTTCAGTACACCGAGGAACGCACCACCAACGGCGTCGCCAAGATCAGCGTGAAGATCAAGGGGTACGAATCCGATGGTACCAAGCTCGTTGAAGCCACCGCCCGAGGAGTAGCCGCTGGATTGAAGCCGTAATGCCCCGTCGTTTACCTACTGAGTATGGGAAACTGGACCATTGTCATTGAGGGCATCGGCGCTCATCACAACACCAACAACCCTGGAGATGCGAATGTTCAAGCCGCTGAGTTCGTGAAGTCTCTGGAGAAGTCTGGCCAACGCATCCGGCACGCATCGTTCACGTTTGGATCTGTTCAATCTGTCGAGTCAAGCGAGCCGCCCAATGTTTGGCAGGCCCGCAAAGCGTAATGCCTTCCCCATTCGACGCATGCCCTCCAAGTCTGTGCCGCCTGCTCGCAAGAGACTCCCGGCGAGAAAAGGCGCTTACCGTCGCGCAAATCGCCAAAGCCGCAGGGTTAAGCACCAGAACCGTGAAGCGGCTGTCGAACCGATCCTCTTGGGATGGAGTTACCATTGAGGTTGTGTTCGCGTTCTCAAGGGCTTGCGGAGTCAACCTTCTCAAGCCCTCGTTGAGCCGCCGCAAGTTCACATGGACCAACCGAATCCACACCCACCGAGAGGCAATTGAGGCGTGGATTACATCGGTGAAGTCACGACAGGGGGCATACTCACCTTCACAGCGTCAGGCTTAGAGACCTCCTGAAGCTCGTTGTCTTGAAGCATCTCCGAGAAGATGACGTAGGAGATGGCGTCGAAGACGTGCTTGTTCGGGTCGCCCTTCATGATGTACTGGAACTCGGTGTTCCCCTTCCGCAGCTTCTCGAACATCTCAATGGTCTTGAAGCAGTTGGCCGACACAAAGATTCGCCCCTGAGTGATGAGGTTCTTCATCAGCGTCAAGCGGCGTCGGACAGTCTTCGGCTTCTTGGCGTCATGTGCGAACTGAATGAAGAAGCGGTTCTCGGTGGCGTTCATTACCACCGTGGCATCCGTTCCCTCCACGGAGTTTGACCTGAAGCGGTCCAGGGAGGTATCACCCCACGCCAGCCAGTCGGGTTGCCTGCCAAGGATCTGCTCGTACATCACCATCTTCGCCAGCAACTCCTCCGCGAACACTTCAAGCAGCACTTCCTGCTTGATGGATACCACTTCGTTCAGGATGTCCCAATGGGAGACGCCATTGACGAATCGCTTCTGGATGATGGCCGCAGCGTGGTTGGTTTCCCCGGTATCCAGGCCCACAAACAACGACGCGGAGGACGATTCTGGGAGCATTACGGACCACTCGGAAGGGTCGTCTCCAACAGCCTCTCCAATGACGATCTGAGAGCGTTTTGCCTTGAAGTCGCGGGCAAACCAAGCCCCCTTGAACCCAACGCCGCGTACCCACTTGCCCTCAACGAAGCGAGCCCACCCTTCAGGGTCGTCGCGGTACATGTTCTTTAGCTCGTCAATAACCCTCGGGTCCGCCTTGGGGTTGTCGTGAAGCGTAAACTCTATCAGCTTTGTGGATTTCCTGTACTCATCGAAACTCCTTTTGTCCTCCTCGGTTTCGCATGTCTCAGGCGGTTCCGTCAGGTTTGGATTTACAAAGAAAATCTGGTGAGCCCAGTGCTGATCCCCCTCGTCTGGAGGGTTCGTGTCGGCAATCCACATGAACTTCTCATACGGGATGTGATTACTCATACTCCGCAATTGAAGCATGGGAATCCTGAACGTCCTCACGTCGTGGAAGTTCTGAAGCTCGGAAAAGAACAGCGCTGTAAACTCGGTTGAGAAAAACTTCTTCTCCACGTCCCCCTCAAACTCAAGGGAGTGCAACTGGAACTCGGAAACAGCTCCAAACTGATTGTAAATCTGCATGTAGTATTGCCGCGTTGCTCCTCTTGATGAAAAATTATTGGTCCCATTTACCATTGAGAACACGACTCCATTTTCACCTTCCACGCCAGCGTCAACCCATTCCTGAAGAAGCGTGTATATGCCTTTCCAGATGCCACCAAGGCCCGCCTTAATTGTGGTGCAATACACCCCAACACAGGCCCCTTGCCCGTCGTTTCCAATCTCCCACGCATGTCGGATGATCCGCTTGATTGCCCCAACCGTCTTACCGCTGTATCGAGGTCCAGAAAGGAGTGTTACGCGGGCGTTATTGTAATAAGCCTCCCGCTGTTTGTTGGTTAATTCGGGCTCCCACAGCCCTGTTTCTTCGATGATTGGCATTTCGGTTGCGCTTGGTGCTCCGATAACGTTACAGTGAACGTCAACTAAAAACAACCGTGGTTGAACTTGAGATCCTGAAAAGCAGGGGCATCACAGAGGAGTCCCTGAAAGCGAAGTTCGATTTGGCTTCATCCGCTACCCAGTCGGATGAGATCAAAGAACTCACCAAACGCATTGCCAGTCGCATCAACGACGGGCGGTCGTTCTCGTTTACCCACTGGAAGTTGTGGCAGGCGATTGACGCCCTTTGCGAAACCCCATTTAAGCAGGCGAGCGTTGCTGTCCTACAGCAATTGGCTGACAGGAATCCTACGTCCGAGGAAGTGCTTCGCACCGCACGCGACTGGGAGCTAACCCATCTTGTCACCGAACGAATCGACCCGAAGACCGGGAAGAAAACCACTTACCTTGATGTTCCGAAGTTCTTCAACGTATTCGTTCCGCTCGCTCGCGCATTCTCCCTTGTTCGTGCCGCCAAGCTGACCATCGACCGCATCCAAGTTCCCCTGTTCAAGTGGGAGCCTGTACACGATACGCCGGACATGCGTGCTCGGTGTGAAGTCCTAACTGATCGAGTTGAAACGATGTCCAACCAGATTGGGTATCGACATGCGCTTCAACAGGTTATCAGGAAGGCAGTGGAGTACGGTCAGCAGCTCCAGTTCATTAAGGAGGACTGGTACAAAGAGGAGCAACTGAACGCTGATGGCGAAGAGGTGACGGTCAAGGAAGGGCTCCGGTTCAACATCCCGCATCCGTCTTGGACCTACTACGACCAGAACTCCAAGCCAAGCCAACTGAACACCGACACCGGCCCAGAGTACGCCGGTTACTGGATGGTGAAACGGTACGGCGAGATCGCTGCGAAGAAGAACCTTTGGAACACGGAGCGTATTGGGCCGTCCAAGAACGCATTCTCCGACTCTCGGGCCACTGCGTTTTACCAGCAGAACGGGTGCGTGATGAATGCCCCGGCGTTGAATGGACTCAACTGGTCCACGCTCCAACGAGAGGCCGAGACATCCACGTTCTACACGTCGAATCACCACGACCACCCAGTCACGATCAGCAACCATTTCGAGCGGTTGGTCCCATCGGAATGCGGCCTTGGCGACTACGATTACCCCGTCTGGTTTTGGTTCATCGTCGCATCCGACAGCACCATCCTGTATTGCGCTCCATTGCCCCATTGCCCGGTCACGTATTGGGGCTACGACCCAGACGATACCCGGCTGTTCAACGTGGGAATGCCACTGGAATGCGCCCCGTGGGAGACGGCGATAAGCAACCTATTCACCCAGCAGTTGCTCTCGGTGAAGAACAACCTCGCCAACCTCAACTTCATCAACTCGGATTTTGTTGACGAGTCTACCCGTAAGAGGATCGAGAACCTTGGCCAAGCCTACTACACCAGCCTCAACCTTGTTCCGATCTCAGGGAGGGCTCTCCAGCGAGCGCAGCAGAAGGTGCAGGAAGCGGTCTACAGCGTGCAATTCCCAAAGCAGGACGTGAATGGGATCATGGCTGCGGTTCAGATGGCCATCAACCTCATGGAGCGTTCGTTGGTCATGTCGGCTCAAGAGGTTGGATCGTCCGCGTCCCACGAGCAGTCCGCCGAGGAGATGCGCGTCATCAGCTCCGCCACTAGTGTCCGCCTCCAGTACACTGGGCTCGCCATCGACAACGCCATTTATGCGCTGAAGGGGCAGCTCTACGCCTACCTTATGGCTTACGGCGAGGACGAGATGTACGGGTACATCAACGCGCCAGAGGAAGAGGTCAAAGCCAAGCTCGAAGCTCTCGGATTCACCGTGGACGAAGAGGGCGGCGAGAAGTGGAAGGTCACAGCGCCCAAGTCCGCGTTGCGAATGGACCAGTTCTCTTCGATTCGCGATGGCCAAGATCGCTCCAACAACATCGCAATCGGCACCCAGATGGTCCAATTACTCGCGCCCCTTACCCCGAGGTTGCTTGAGGTTGTGGGTGGAGATCAGGTTGTCGGACTGTTTAACCGCGTGCTGGACGTGTTTCAGTTGCCGCGTGACTGGCGCATCAAAGCGTCCCAACAGCCAATGCAGCCGGGCGCTGAAGGCCAACCTCAAGAACAGCCTGCGTCTCAGGAGTGGGTGGTCCAGCAGATCACCGCCCTCGCGCAGCAGATGTCTCAGGCGTTGCAACAAAGCCAAGCCGCCCAAGAGCAATCCGCGCAGGGCATCATGACCACCGTTGCGGAGCAGATCCAGCCCGCCATGGAGGCGCTGAAGAAGCTCACTCAACAAACCCTGCTCAACTCGCAATCAATTTCCCAGCTCAGTCAATCTATAGACCAGATTGGGCAGGAAGTAGCCAACAATGCAGCACCAATCACCGTTGATCCGAATGCCGTTGTCGGAGGAGGAATTGTCCCGCCTCAAGGGATGGCTCCTATTGCCTGAAGCCGACCTGCTTTTCCAAGTCCTGAAAGCCCGAATCGTTGCATCCCAAATGCAAGCGGGCATTCACCTGTCAAACGACCACCACGAAGCCTTTATTGGAAGCGTGGGTCCAGAGATGGGAGCCGCATCGACTGAATCCGCAACCGTCGCCGCCGAAGCCATGATTACGCTGGATGTCCTCAAAAACCTGTTCGCTGAGGACTCCGAACTGTTCACCCTTACGTTTGATATTCAACTCGCATGAGCACCGAAGCACCTGTAGCACCATCACCCGCACCTGCCGCGCCAACGGCAATACCACCCGGAGACAAGTCGTCGTCGCCGGTTCCATCCATTGAGCACAACTCGCCAGGAGAGATAGAGTCCCGCGTTCAGGAGGCTTTGAAAGCCCGTGAAGCGATGGCTGATTTCTTCGACACTGGGAAGCGCAAGAAGGCGGAACCGAAGCCGAAGGAGACTCCCACTGAAGATCCGCCCGAAGATCCGAAACCGGAGGACAAGCCCGCAAAGCCCGAGAAAAAGGCTGAAGAGGAGCCCAAGGAGGCTGAGAAAAAGCCCAAGCGCAAGCCCCGCGTCGAGCCTGAGGACGAGGAAGACGATGTTGCAGACCGCATCGAGAAGGGCTTGGACAAGATCGCCAAAAAGCTCGAAAAACAGGCTCCCGAGAAGGAAAAGCCCACCGAAAACAGTGGCCTGTCAAAGCGCGACGCCGACAAGCTGCGCGTGTTTGAGGAGATGGCCAAGGAGAAGGGCGATGAGTATGGCGATCTCCCAGCCCAGTTCAAGGCGTTCGTCGCCAAGGAAGCCAAGTACAAGGCTGCTTGGGAGAAGAAGAATCCTGGCGAAGCATTCGATCCAGAGTCGGACGATCATGAAGAATTCTATGAACAGAACAGTCCCCAGTACGAGGATGACGACTACGTTGACGCCCGCGCCGAGTTAAGAGCGTCCGAGGCCTTCGAGCGTAAACAGAAAGCGTTCGAGGAAAAGATGGCCAAGCGAGAGCGGGAGGAAAACATAGAGAAGGTAGCGAGAGAAGCCACCGCTGACGTTGGTGACGCGCTCGCAACAGCTCTCAAGGGTGAAAAAGTGAGCATGAAATCTCTTGCGTCCGAAGATCCCGTCGAGGCGGAGTACGCAAAAGAGGTTCAAGGGGAACTGGAAACGCTGGTTGGTGAGCTTTACAAAGTGTTTGGGCGTGGAGGCGGAAAGCCTTTCAACGAAGACAACGAGACTCACAAGGGGCTTGAAAAGAGATTGTTCCGATACGAGGGGGAGCTTCTTCAGCTTGAACCCAACGAAATAATGATGGGCGACCGGCAATTCACAACCCTGGCTCGCTTTGGGAAAATGTCACCAGATCAGAAAGAGCGCCACTGGACCATATTCCTTGAGCCCGACCTCGTTAAGCACTACATGGTTCACGAGTATTCCGACAAGGTTAAGGCAAAAATCTCAGCGCACGAAGGGGCGTGGAGCCAGCGCGTCTCGAAAAACAGCGGGCAACAGAGCGGAAAGACGCCCGCAAAGGCTCAGGAATCAAAGCCCGCCACGCAAGCGCCAGTCGCCAAGAAAACGGCGTCTCCGAGCGTTTCTGGAGGTGACAGGAGTGCCACCCCTATCGCGCCAGCTAAGGGCGCTGAGACGAATCCGCTCGCAGCTATGGCCAATTTCTTCGGTTGAGGTTCAATGTGTTAGGCCCATCACGGGTTTTAACACATGCCTACGCAATCCATCATTGATAGCGGCCAGTGTACGGTCATTACGAACAACTCGTATGACACCACTGGCACGCTCACTAGGTCCGACCTTAAGGCGGCCTCCCCCACCGAGGTTCTGAGTTGGTACTACACCAGTGCCGACTCTGCCTGGAATTCGACCGCAGCTTTCATGCGGCACCAGTTCGAGATGTCCATGTGCGGTGTCAAGCGCATGGGTTTCTGGGATTGGATCATGTCTGGAACCAAGGACTGGTCCGCGCACTGGACTCCCAAGTCCATCGCTGGTGGTCCTAGTCTCATCGAGCCGTTCGTCATGGGTTCTCAGGACTCCGTGCTGAACGACGAGGACTGGACCATTACTGCTGGATACAGAACTGGAGCTGGCGGAACTAACGCCCCGTACTCCGAGTCGAGCAGCTTGTACGTCATTGGGGCTGGATTTCCGCTTACCACACTCGCTGGTGGCGACCGAGTGATTCGCGTTGCTCCGAAGTACACGCTGACGGTTGACGCTCAGTATTTCATCCCAGGCTACAAGGTTGTCATCCAGTCGCTTTCCAGCTCTGGCGTGACCCAAACCTCCGTGTACCGGATTGTCGAGGCCCAGCACGAAGCTGCAACCCCTCCGACTTGGGTTGACCTGTTGCTCGACGGTGAAACCGACAACACGGCGAATGCGTGGTTCAACTCCGCTCCCACCAGCGGTGTTGTGCGCCTCGTGCCTCCGAACATCAACGACGTTGAAAAGTTCTGCAAGAACCGCATCAACGTAAACACGAAGAAGCACGTTCCGTTCTGGGTCCAGACCACCCGGCAGGTTCGCAAGACCGGCTCCGAGTACGAGAAGGTTCGCAAGCAGCTCATCGCTGACAACGCCTACTTCGCGAAGTTCGTTGACCTTAGCGACTCCGAACGCGCCCGTCAGGACGAAGTGAAGTACCGGCGCGAGTTGGTGAACATGCTCCTCTTCCAAGAGGCCATCAGCTCCAACCAGACCATCGCGCTGTGGAAGAACCTTGAGCAGATCAACTCGCTCAGCTCTGGCATCACTGTCGATCCTGGCACGGGTGGCCAGCTCATGGCGTACCGGGCGAACGTCGTCGGTGTTCTCCCGCAGCTTCGGGCTTGCGGTCAGGCGCTCGACTACTTGAACGCCTCTCTAAACATCAAGACGTGGGTTGAAACCTACATCTACCCACTCCAACGGGCTCGCACTGACGGTAATCGCCCCGCTCGAAGCGTCGACGTGTTCACCGACTCCGACACAGCCGCACAAGCTGAGGTCGCGTTCATCAACTGGTACAAGGACCGCACTGGTTCGACCAGCCAGATCAACATCGACCCGAAGGATGGTGGCGAGAAGGCTGAGTTCGGGTTCACCTGGCGCTCGTTCAAGGTGCCCACCAAGCCCCTCGGCGTGACGATCAACTTCATCGTCCACGAGGCGTTCGACGACCTGAAGAACGCGCTTGGCTCCACCTACGAGCAAGCTGGCCGATACCTCTGGACTGTTGACTTCAACGGTTCCGTGTACCCGGCGATGGTCCGCTCCAACCAGAAGGTTCACACCGTTGGTGATCTGAACGATCTGTCCAAGGTTGAGTCGAACTTCGCCTGTGTGATGGAGAACCCAACCGAACGCATCAACATGAGTTCGCAAACCCTGACGATGGTTGTGGAATGCCCCCTTCGCTCCCGCGTTGACTACGGCTTCAGCAACATCGTTTACACTCCCTAATCTCTGACCTGAACTGAATATGGGTGTCATTTATTCCGGATACTCCGATCTCATCACGCGGCCTGCGGACATAACTCCGTACACCGCGCAAGATGTCGTTGGGATCAACCTCGCAGTCACGGGCGCTACAAACGCCTCTCCGATTGTTGTCACCACGGCGGCTCATGGTCTCTCCACGGGTGACGTAGTGACCATCGCATCGGTTGGTGGTAACACTAACGCAAACGGTACGTTCCGCGTCACCGTTGTCAGCTCAACCACGTTCCAATTGGATGGGTCTACTGGTAATGCCGCGTACACCTCCGGTGGAACGGTTGCCAAGTGGAACCGAATCAAAAACGTGGCCAACGAAGGTGGCGGTGGAATCATCCGCGCTTGGAAATTGGAGACGAACAACACCAGTACCACGAACGCAAGCTTCTCGCTGGCGATCTTCAAGGGTGCTACCACCGGGTATCAACTCCCGCCCGCCGCAACGCTGGACAATGCGATCATTGGTAACAACTTTGTTACTGACTACCGCACGTTCATCGTCAAAACAGCCTCCGCATCCATCTCCGCCGCTACGGTTGGTTCCGCAACGGCGTGGTGTGGCGCGACCGGCCTCTTCATTCCATACGATTTGGACGGAACCTCCAAGGATTTGTGGGTGCAGGTCATCGCTGATGCGGCTTACACGCCAGCCTCGGCACAGACCTTCCGCTTCAACATCGACATGGAGAAGCTGTAATCTTCGGTGCTAATGGTGCGAGGGGATCGTCGATTGGCTTCGGCGGTCCCCTTTTCTCTTCACGCGGTTGGTTGTTTCCGGTAACGATAAAGCCCGCATCTATGAAGCACTATTTCAAGAAAGCCATCCCGCAGATGAAGTTGCGCGATGAGCTTGGAGAGGTCATCCCGTTCGACGCCCTGAGCCAATCGTGGGCGTTCATTGATTTGGACGACTCCGACCCGGACCCCAAGTACAAACGCTGGATCGCCCAACTCGACAACTCCATCAAACGGAGAAGCGACGGGGTGGAGCGTCTTACCGAGGGTCAATGGAACGAGCTGTACGTTCAAAAAAAAACGACGAACTACAAGAGGAATCTGCCGGACTTCTTGGGGGGCTTGGGCGGGGACGGACGGGGAGCATTGCAGAGCGGGAATTCCATCGCCCCAGACTCCGCCGGAAAACGTGTGGATCTTGCGGAGGTGGAGGCTAGCAAGAACCAGCCACACACACCCGAAGAGGCTGAAGCACGCGCTGCGGCAAAAGCTCAACCTCAACCGGCTCCAAAGCCAACAGTCGGAAAGCTTCCAAAAGCGGCGGTCACTGAGTAGCCATGTCATACACGTTCTCTGAACTCAAGACGGACTGTAACGCGATCCTTTGGCCGGAAGGGACTCCAGAGAACCTGACGACCGCCATCAACGCCTTTTACCAAGAGGCTATGGTGGACATCGCCCGTTACGTCCCGTGCCTTCAAGAGCGAAACGAGAGCGTGTATGAGCAGTGTGCGACCTATTACCGTTGCGGGACCACTTGGCTGGATGCTCCGAAGGGGTACATCACCAAGGTCTACGTAACCCAAGGCGACGATTGCCAACCCGTCGTCTATCACCAAACCACCGTCTCCGAGATCAATTGTTGGTCCCGGAGACTGGTTGAGATCGTTGACGACCCGGCGAATGAAGGGTTGTCAGAGCTGAAGCTTGGGTTCAAGTACCCGGAACAATCCACCGATTCAGAGGTTGGCCGCGCATTGACCGGGCTCTGGGCTTTGGACGCACGCGGTAACGGCGGGCGCATCATTGTCGCCCCGTGGATTCAAAGCGACGAGTCCGTTGTCGTTGAGTGGTCTGGCGTTAAGCATTCGTGGGGCGATGACGATCCGGTCCTGGAAGATGACGATTCGATGCTTCCACTCGTCCGCAAGGCTGTCCGCATGTACGTTCGACATGCCTACGAGGATGCCTACGTGTGCGACAAGGTTCAAACCTTCGCGTGCAAGCAGGCTTATGAAGATGCGTTTGGAGAGCTGAAGCACGAGTGCCGAGAGCGCACCCGTCAGCGACAATCTGAACCGTGCTACAACGAGACGAAATCGCTCTACAAGACCTACGTCACGCCTGAAGCCGCCACTCCGACCACGAACGAAACCACCACGGTTCTCGCTGCATTTGGCGATTACGGCGTCGATGATGCGAACGAGCTGGCAGTGGCCAACCTTGTCAAAGGGTGGACTCCTGACGGCATTCTGGCTCTTGGTGACAACAACTACGAGACCGGGAGCGCGTCAACCATCGACGAGAATGTTGGTAAGTACTTCTCGGATTACATCTACCCGTACTTGGGCAGCTACGATTCAACCGCCACTGAGAACAAGTTCTGGCCCGTGCTTGGCAACCACGACTTGGACACGGATGACGGCGGCCCGTACACCGAATACTTCCCGGCACCCATCAGTCAGCGGTTCTACGATGTGGTCGTTGGGAACGTCCACATCTTCGCGATCAACTCTGGTTTGAATACGGCTGGAACCCTCGTGGAAGATGCCGGTAACACGTCCACCAGTGTTCAGGCTGAGTACATCCGAGAGAAGATGATTCGTTCCACCGCCAAGTGGAAGCTGGTCATTCTGCATCACCCTCCGTACACCAACGGATCTTCGTACACGCCCGGCATTGCAAACCTGCGCTGGCCGTTTGAAACATGGGGCGCTGACGCTGTTCTGTCCGGTCATTCCCACGTCTACGAGCGAATCGAAAAGAGCGGTTTCCCGTACTATGTGGTTGGCACTGGCGGAAGGACTCTTGACTCGTTCATCGCGTCACCAGTTGACCAGAAGGTTGGTTACGTCGCAAAGCATGGCGCTCTGAAGATCACCGCCACATGCACGGACCTCAACTTCGAGTTCATCAACACGGACGGAACCGTGATCGACGACGGAACAACTGACAGTGAGTATGTTCCGCCCACAGACACGTTCACCCTGTACTGGGGGCGATCAACGAACACCACGCTCACAGGCGCTCAGATCCAAGCGTTGTCGAACTCCGCTTCAGCCAGCATCATCGCGAGGACCAACAGCTACGCTGCCGGTACTGGGTATCTGTACTTCGCGTGCCCAGACTCGGAAGATCCAGCAACCATGATGGTTGGAGCATTTGCACTCGCACTCGCTGGATCAACCGAAGGGTACGCCTCCACGTCGAACGGGCTCACGTACACCACCGTCACGGTTGGCTCCACGCTGTACCGACTCTACCGCACGTACAACACCCTCGCGGGCGCAACCTCAATCGTCGTCTCTTAAACCATGCCAGCTATCTCAGGCTCAGTTCCGGTCACAGGATTCGTTGCCCCAACGGATTCGGCTGACACCTATGCGGCACACACTGAGGAGTGGGGGCGCGGAGGATTCAGAACCGTGGCTGACGTGACTGAGAGGAACGCGATACCGTCCGGTCGTCGCAAGTCTGGAATGATTGTTCAAGTCCTGAGTCCCAGGAAGTTCTACGAGCTTGGCGCTGGACTACTTGACGCGGACTGGTTCGAGATTTCACTCAAGTCCTGCCCTGAAACGGTCGCAAACGTAACCGAATTAAAGGCGATACCAACGAGTAGGTGTGGCGGAGTTGTGCATGTCCTCGGATTCTCATCCGCTTACGATGGTGGAGGTTTTATCGCGGTTTGGGACTCGTCTGGAACTGACGCCGACAGTCCCGTTGTAGTTTGCAGGCCGTACGACTTTTCAAGTGCTGGTGTTTGGAGACAATTCTAATGAAGCAACTGATTGCATTTGCAGCTATTTTGTTCTGCTCAACAGCTCTTGGGCAGAGGTACGTGAAGACGTTCAACACGCTTGACGATGCGTACCGGGCAAACCTGAAAGAAGCAAACACCAACATTTTTATACTTGGAAGGTCGTCTCCAAACGACGGTGGTGGTGGATTGTTCTACTACGACTCTAGTTCCACCTCGACAAACCTTGGCACCGTGTTTGGGAACGCATATGGGGGTCGCGTAAAGCGTGTTTATCCATCCAGTTACGTCGAGGCTCAATGGTTTGGAGCGAAGGCAGATGGTGCAACTGACGCAACCGCCGCAATCCAGTCAGCCATCGACACCGTTGGATACGGCACGGTCCAGTTGAATGGGACGAACGTGGTCAGCAATTTGGTCATCAAGAAGGGTATCGTTCTGCGCGGTCACAACAAGTACAACACCACGCTTAAAGCATTGTCCGGGGCAACTGGATGGATGATCTCGTTCGATGACTTGGTGTCTGGGTCGCAATTGGACACCGAGTTCAACATGGTCCCGACGTTGGTGGAGAACCTTAGCCTAGAGGGTAATAATCGCGGTTCAGATATTGGCGGAATTTACATGAACCACTGCGATTACTTCAACCTTCGCAGCGTGATGATTTGGAGGTTCCAGAGGTCTGCTTTGTACCTCAACAATTCGGTTCGAGAATCACTTTTCGACGACGTTTCGGTCAGATTCTGCGGGAAGCGCGACGCAACCAACAACGATGGAGCTGGATGGCCCGCAGTCTCGTTTGTTGATCGTGAGGCAACCACAAGCAACGCTGAGGACAAGCACAACGGAATTCGGTTTCAGAATTCGCAAGTTGTGTTCTCGCTTGGAGACGCGCTCCACATCGACACGCGGCAGATCAGCTCTGGAGGTCGGAAAGTCAATAACATCAGCCTGACTGACTGCTGGATTCACGGATGGAGTGACAAATTTTACGGGGTTGAATTTTCAAACACTTTGACGAACTCGGCCACTCTTCGGGCATATGACTTGGTGAAGATCGGAGCCTCTTACGATGTTCGTCTGAAGAACAATAGATTCTCATTCTCAGGCCAGGGCAAGCCGGTCGTATCGCTGTCGTCCAGTACGCTTGGAGGAACCGCAATCTCTGGACAAACTTACGCGCCAGAAAACGTACAAGTCACTGGAAATTTCATTAATTCCACATACTCATCCACAGTTGTCTCTGGAGAGCTTGGCGTAAAAGCGGACGCTGGATCCGGTGTTATTGATGACAACGTAAGCCAATACATCAATCAACTGTACGAAATAAACACGGGTTTTCGATCAACTCAAAACAGGCAGACCACCGTTGAAGGTCTAGCCTTTGATTCCAACATTTCTGGATCATACGCATCTGGGAATATGCAGACGATTGGAACCAGTCCGTACACAATTCACGCCAAGGTTCGATTTCCAAACTCTGTCCCTTCGACAGCGACGGCAATGTTTAGCGTCGGGTCTTCCGTTGGAACCGTATCGTTTCCCGGTTTTGGGGTCTACCTCTCAAGCAATGGTAGCCTTTATCCAGTGATGTATGGTTCGACAATTTCAGACCGCATCATCGCCACAATTCCACAACAACTTGTTTCGGAAAATTATTTTGGTCAAATTGTTGATCTTGTGTTCACGCGCTCTGGTAGCACGTTCAAAGTTTACATCAACGGAGGGGAATACGCATACACTCAAGAGACAACGGGAACAATTCCATCTTGGGCGGATTCATTGCCGTCAACAAAATGGAATCTTGGCGCAAGTGTTGGCACCCCTTGGGGTGGCACAATCCATGAGTTCCGCGTCGCCAACCGTGCATTAAGCGCGTCCGAGGTGATGGCACTATCGCGTGGGCCTACGCCTGTGGACATGTGGGGTTCAATGACGACTCAAACCTCTGGACTGTTGACCGTTGGTTACAGGTACAGAATTGCAGCCAGGGCTGTTTCTGGTTCTGATTTTACCACCGTTGGATCTGCAAATAACACGGTGGGCACTGAGTTTGTCGCCACGGGAACCGGCTCAGGACTTCTCGACGCGTCGAACAACGTCATCCGACTGGGGTGGGTTGTTGACACAGACTTGATTGGAAACTCTGGAACCACTGTATACGACAGATCAACAAACGACGGTGATGGATCTCTAGTGGGTAACGGAGTGCGCTGGATCAAGACAGTTGGCGCAGCGCCAGCCGCCGCCGCTGCTTCCGCCCCAATCGACCAGCCAGACCGTGGGTATTCTTGGGATGGAATTCAATCGTCGAGTTACATAGGAGGGTTGTCTCAGCAATTGGGGACAGATCCATTCACGGTCAATGTTCGCGTTAGATACCCATCTGCAAACCCAACAAACTCTGCTGGAATTTTCACGCTCACAACCGGGAATGGAGCTATTGCCGTAAACGGTTGCGGTTTGGCCCTCAACACAAGTGGAGTGCTGGAGTTCTTTATTTACGGAGCGACTGGTAGTGATTTCCGAATAGCCAGCGTTCCTGCGGCCCAACTCACATCGTTCACTGGCGTCCCTGTAAATCTCACAATCACGCGCTCTGGTAGCACGCTTTCGATGTATGCCAACGGAACCGCTTTGACATACTCTGAGTCAACAGGTGGATCTGCGCCAGCGTGGTCCTCCAGCATAACGACAGACCGTTACAACATAGGCAACTTCACGGCTGGCCAGGTGTGGGTTTCAACCGTATCAGCGTTCAGAGTTGCAAATCGAGCACTCAGCGCAACGGAGGTTGCTGCATTGAATCGGGGGGTTGGATCGGCGGACGTTTGGGGAAGCACCACAATTCTAAACTCCGGTACTCTTACCGTTGGCAAACGGTATAGAATCGTGGCTAGAGCAACTTCAGACTTCACTACTGCCGGTAGCGCCAACAACACTGTTGGAACAGAGTTTGTCGCCACCACCACCGGGTCGGGGCTTCTTGACGCATCAAACACGGTCAAGCGCATTGGTTGGTTCCTTGATCCAGACCTTTCAAGTGGTCAGGCTGGTGAAATCACAGACAGGACATCCAACGCGCTGGACGGAACAATCACCGGGGCTGGGGTAGTGGCTGTTGGCCAGGATGTGAACTACAACCTGAAGACGCAGCGCGTCAAGCTCTCGACGGACGTTGTGAACAACAATGCTTCCGCCAACACGATTGCAACTGTGACTGGGATGGCTTTCAACGTCACGTCTGGGAGGACTTACATGTTCAAGTTCTTCATCAACTACACATCCGCAGCGACCACTACCGG